ATATGTTGCACTTATAGATATGATTGCATATCTTGGGCAAAACCTTGCATTCCGCACAGACTTAAACGCTAGAGAAAACTTCCTTGAACTTGCAGAGCGTAGAGAAAGTGTGTTGCGTCTTGCACGTTTGCTTTCATATAACCCTAAGCGTAACCAAGCGGCAAACGGTTTGCTTAAAGTTGAGAGCGTAACAACAACAGAAGAAATTATTGACAGTAATAATACAAACTTAGAAAATCAAACTGTCCTTTGGAATGACCCATCTAACCCAGACTGGTATGAGCAATTTATCCTTGTTATGAATGCGGCATTGCCGGTAAATGGAACATTTGGACGTCCATTTAAAAAGGATACAATCGCAGGTGTTCCTTCAGAGCAGTATAGATTTAACAGCACAAATGATGATGTTCCTGTTTATAGTTTTAACAAAGCTGTAAATGGTGCTAACAACAGATTTGAAATTGTTAGCACAAACATCGGCGATGGTGTAATTGAAGAAGAAGCACCGTTCCCAGGTAATAACTTTGCACTACTATATCGTAATGATGGACGAGGCAACGGTAGTTCAAATACAGGCTTCTTCAGCCACTTCCGTCAAGGCGCACTAGACCAAGGTCCATTTACAATTACTAATCCAACAACTAATCAAGTTGTTGCTATTGATGCGGTGAATGTTAATGACAGTGATGTTTGGCTGTATAAACTAGATTCAAATGGACAAGAAGTTGAATTATGGTCAAAGGTTGCCGCTACTGAGGGTAACAATGTTATCTACAATAGTTTGAATAAAAGTGTAAGAAACTTTTATAGTGTGCTTACAAGAGTTGAAGACAGAATTAGTATTGTATTTTCTGACGGTGTGTTTGGTAATTTGCCTAAAGGAACGTTTAGAGCCTACTACAGAACAAGTAAAAATCAGCGTATGGTAATTACACCAGACGAAATGAAAGGTATTAGTATCAAAGTTCCTTATTTTAGTAAGTCAGGTTCTATTGAAACACTAACAATTATCTATGCACTAGAATACACAGTTGATAATGGAACTGTAAGTGAAACTAGTGCTAGTATTAAAAACAATGCACCTGCAACTTATTATACACAGAACAGAATGATTACTGCTGAAGATTATCAAATTGTTCCACTAACTGTTTCACAAGAGATTGTTAAAACAAAAAGTGTGAATAGAACTGCTAGTGGCATTAGTAGATACTTTGATTTACTAGATGCAACAGGCAAATATTCAAAGACAAATATGTTTGCTACAGACGGTGTAGTATATAAAGATTTCTTAGATTCAAAAGAATCATTTACATTTAGTACAACAACAGATATTAGTGGCGCTATTGCAAACACCGTTGAACCTATTTTAAGAAGCACATTAGTTAAAAACTTTTATACTAATAGTTTTCCAAAAATTAATGTTGAAGATTTGAATATTGTTTGGAAACAAAAAACAAATGATACAAACAGTACAACTGGTATTTACGAAAGTACAGCTGGCGTAAAAATTCAGTTAGGTACATTTACAAGTTCAACACTACAATTTGTAAAGCCAGGATCACTTGTTAAATTTGTTGCACCTGCAGGCAAGCATTTTATGACTACGGAAGATAATAAACTTATGAATGGTCCTGCTGATCACCTAGGTGCTGTAACATACAAATGGGCAAAGGTTGTAAGTGTAACTGGAGACGGTACAACTACAGATGATGACGGTGTAGGTGCTGTGCAACTAAATGACACTATTCCTACAGATGCACAACTTGTAGAAATACGTCCTAATATTGCAACTGCAATCACTGACGAAGTAAAAACACAGGTTATTGATCAAATTAGTGCTTTTAATGCTTTCGGATTACGTTTTGATAGAACAAGCGGTGAATGGAAACTAATTACAGAAGAAAATCTTAGATTGAATGTTGCATTTAGCACAGGTAAAACTGGAGATGTCACAGGACAAAAACTAGACGCAAGTTGGTTATTGCTTTTCCAAACTGACGGCGAAAAATACACTATAACATATAGAGGTAGCCGTTATGTATTTGAAAGCGATTCAGAAGTTAAATTCTATTATGATTCAAGCGATAAAATTTATAATAATCTTACTGGCAAAACAGTAAAAGATAAAATTAGTGTTTTGAGTGTTAATACACAACCTGATAGCACAAGTAATTTTACGGTTGATTTTGATTGGGAAATTAAAGAAGAATTTAGAGATGCGGAAGGCTATGTTAATTCAAAGAAAATACAAGTTACATTCTTTGATTCAGACGATGACGGTGTTGTAGATGATCCGCAGATATTTGATGAGATTGTAGCTGAAACAACTAATCCTTTAGAAAAATATGTATTCTTACGTAAAACAAAATCATCAGATGGCGTAGAAGATTTTAACTATGTAAGTAACACAATTTTAAAGATACAAATTAAACAAAACGAAACAGCAGTAGGTGCTTACAGTGCATATGATGATGGTCAGATATTTTACCTTACAGAAGAAAAAGTATTTAAGGTATTAGACAAAACTACAAGCACACTTACATTGACAGATGACTACAAAGCAAAAATTGGTAGAGATAAACTAAAATTCCATTATGTTCATGCAGCTGATGCAAGCACACGTATTGATCCTAGTGCAAGTAACATTGTGGATACTTATTTGCTTACAAGAAGTTATGACACTGAATTTAGAAAATGGATAGACGGAGCAAGACCTACAAAGCCATTGCCGCCTAGCAGTGATGCTCTGTTCCAAAACTTTGGTAAGAAACTAAATGAAGTAAAATCGATCAGTGATGAAATCATTTATCATCCTGTAAAATACAAAGTATTATTTGGTGATAAAGCGAGAAGCGATTTGCAAGCACAGTTTAAAGTAGTAAAAAATCCTGATAAAGTAATTAATGACAATGACGTCAAGTCAAGAGTCATTAGTGCAATAAACGAATTCTTTAGTTTAGAAAACTGGGAGTTTGGAGAAACATTTTACTTTAGTGAATTAAGTGCTTATGTAATGAGCCAATTGTCACCAGACTTAACAACATTTGTAATTGTTCCACAAGATGACACACAAGCATTTGGTAGCTTATATGAAATCAAATCAGAAAGTGATGAAATTTTAATTAGTGGCGCTCAAGTTACAGATATAGATATAATTGATGCTATTACTGCAAGCAGATTAAAATCTGCAGGCAATGTAGTTACAGAAAGCAATACAGTTAATACAGGAATTACTAGTGCTTCTACTACAACAGCAACAACTAGCACCAACGGAGGAAGTAGCTACTAATGGCTTACGATGATAACCAGAATGATCCTGCACTACCGGCAGGAAGTCCTATTAAACGTTCAAGCGTAAATCACTTACCTAAGTACTTCCGTACTAGACACAACAAAAAGTTCCTAAGTGCTACGTTTGATCAAATGATACAGCCAGGCGTTGCTGAGAAAATAAATGGCTATTACGGACGTCAGACTACAGATGCTTTTACAGCAGATGACAACTATGTAGGCGATGTTAGCAAAGCACGAGAAGACTACCAGTTAGAGCCGGCAAGTGTTATAAAGGATACATTAGGCAACGTTACGTACTATAAAGACTACAATGATTATATTAATCAAATAGGTAACTTTAATGGTACTAATGTTAATCACGATAAATTAAATGCGCAAGAATATTATTCTTGGGATCCGCATATTGACTGGGACAAATTTGTTAATTTCCGTGAATACTATTGGCTCCCAACAGGTCCTCAAAGTGTGCCTGTTGCAGGCCAAAATGTTGATGTTGTAAGCACATATACTGTTACAGCAAAAGATAATGCGGATAATAGAAGTTATGTATTTTCACCTGATGGTAAAACACCTAATCCTAGTTTAAAACTATACAGAGGTGTAACCTACAGATTTGAAATTAATACTCCAGGCTTGCCTTTGGTATTTAGAAGCAAGCGTGTAAATGATGCAAGCTATAATATAATACAAGATTCAACAGCAGGAATTGAAAGCGGTGTAATTGAATTTAAACTGTCTGACACAACACCAGACACAATTTATTACATGAGTGATAATGACGAAAATGCTAGTGGCATTATAAATGTTTTTGATATTGAAGAAGCATCTACTATTGATGTTGAAGCAGAAGTAATTGGAAAGAAAACATATAAAACAGGAAATGGATTTGAATTATCTAATGGTATGAAAATCTATTTTATTGGTGCTGTTACACCTAGCTCTTATGATGAAGGTGAATATTATGTCGAAGGCGTTGGAGATGCAATTAGACTTATAAAAGAAGATAGTTTAGATGTACCAACTACATTTACTAGTAACATAACAAATCCTTTTGATGGTGCAGCATTTGACCGTATGCCTTTTGGACAAAGCATAGGTTATCCTGAAACAAAAGATTATATTGTTATTAACCGTAGTGCCATTGACGGCAACTTATGGAGTAGATATAACCGCTGGTTCCATAGAGACGTAATTGAAAAAAGTGCAAAGATTAACAATCAGCCTGTAGAAGTAGATCAGGCTAACAGAGCAAGCAGACCTATTATTGAGTTTGAAGCAGGCATACGTTTGTTTAACTTTGGTACAAGCAACAAAACAGATGTTGACTTGGTTGATGTCTTTACAGTTGATGTCAGATCAACTATCGAAGGCGCAACAGGTTATAATATTGATAAAGTAGATCTTACTGAAGGTATGCGTATCTTATTCCTAGGAGATAAGGATGAACGTGTGTATGGTAAGATATTTAAAGTAACATTCATCAAACATAATAATAGAACACAGATTGCACTTGTAGATGAAACAGATACAGATGCAATAGAAAATGAAACAGTACTAGTTAGACAAGGTACGGTATATAAAGGTAAAATGTTCTATTATAATGGAACTGTTTGGAAGCAAGGTCAAGATAAAACAGATGTGAATACAAGTCCGTTGTTTGATTTATTTGATAGGGAAGGCAATAGTTATTCGGATCAAACAATTTATGATGCTAGTAATTTTTCTGGAAATGCAATTTTTACATACAAGCGTGGTACAGGGTCAAATGATAGCGAATTAGGATTTCCACTAAGCTATAGAAATATAACAAACAGTGGTGATATACTTTTTGACTTTAATCTTCTTGGCCAGGCATTTACATATCAAGTAGAAAACGCATTAAAAACTATTAACAGCGATATTACATTCTTAAAGAAATACACAGACATTGATTCGTTTGATTATGTTAGTGGTTATAAAAAAGCAAAGTATCTATCAAACCAAAAAGTTTTACGTCAGTACATATATGACGGAACACAGGATAGTTTTGCTATAGACCAATATGACGAAAGTGCAAATATTTCAGACATGTGGTTGCGTGTTTATAAGAACAACAAAATACAAAAGCAAGATGTTGATTACAAAATTACTACCGATGTGAATAGTGTAGATCACATTGAGTTTATCAGTGACCTAACTGTAGGTGATGTTGTTTTATTAAAAACTAAAAGTGCAACAGATAAGAATGCAAATGGTCATTACGAATTTCCAATCAATCTAGAACGTAATCCAAAAAATGCTAATTTGACAGAATTTACTTTAGGTGAAGTAAATGATCACGTAAGCACTATTGTTGAAGAAGTTAATGGATTTACAGGAGAGTTTCCGGGTAAAAGTAATTTACGTGATCTAGGAGATGTAACAGATCTTGGTAGTAGATTTGTAAAACACAGCGGACTTATTAATCATAGTCTATATCATTTAACAAGCGTTGAAAGTAATGTTATTAATGCTATTAAATTTAGCAGAAAAGAATACGGCAAATTTAAGCGTAGATTTATCCAAGTAGCTGAAACACTAGGATTTGAAGGCGATATTAAAACACATGTAGATTTAATATTTGCTGAAATGAATAAAAGTAAAACAGAAACACAGCCATTCTTCTTTAGTGATATGGTACCACTTGGCGCGGCCAAAGAATTACGCTATGAGATCGATGATCCTAACAACACATTCTTTGCACTAACCAGAGCATTTGATAAAACTGTGCTTGATAAGAAAGCAGTTACAGTATATCTAAACGGCGTTCAACTTATACACGGTAAAGATTACACGTTTAATACAGAAGGCTTTGCTGTTATCACAGCTACTAAATCAGAAGATGATGTAGTAACAATATACGAATACGAGAATACAAACGGTTCATATGTTCCTGCTACTCCTACAAAACTGGGATTATATCCTGCATGGGAACCGACAAAATATACTGACAACACCTATAGAACAGCAGTTGATGTAATACAAGGACACGACGGTAGTATTACAAAAGCATATGGCGATTTTAGAGACAATCTATTATTAGAATTAGAAAAAAGAATTTACAATAATATAAAAATTGCATATGATCAAAAAGTTTTTGATTTGACAGATTATATTGAAAATGAAAATCGCGTAGCTGATCTTAAAAAGACTGCTATTGATAAAGCAATGCTAAGTGATTTTATCGAATGGACAAAACTTGTTGATGTAGATTACACGAAAAATGATTTTGTACGTTCTGATTCATTTACATTTAACTATGAATCAATGCAAAGTCCTAGTGGTAAAAAATTACCAGGTTACTGGCGCCAAGTGTATATGACAGCATTTGACACAGACCGTCCTCATACTCATCCTTGGGAAATGCTAGGCTTTACTGTAAAGCCAACTTGGTGGGAAACAAACTACGGTCCAGCACCTTACACAGGCGACAACTTGGTTATGTGGCAAGACATTGAAGCAGGTAAAATAGCAGAACCAAACAAAGCCGCAAGATTTGTAGAAAAGTATAAAAGAGTAAATCTTACACAGCATATTCCTGCTGGCGAAAGTGGTGAAATACTAAGCCCTCTTGCAAGCGGATATGCACAAGGATTTACAAGTTTAGGAATTGAAGATAACTTCCAGTTTGGTGACGGTGCTCCTGCTGAATCAGCTTGGCGCAAATCTAGCGAGTATCCATTTGCACTTATAAACAGTTTAATTATAAATCAACCAAACAGAATGTTTGCAACTGCATTTGACAGATCAAGACAAATTAGGGATGCTGCTGGCCAGTTAGTTTATAAAGACACTAACAAACATATTGAACTAGATAATATAGTATATCCTCCAAGTGTAAATTCTAAAACACAAACTTATACTAGCGGTATTGTAAATTATGTTGCAGATTATATGTTCTTAGATACTACAAGTAGCTATGAAACATATCAACAAAATATTAGCAACATTCAAAACAACATTGGTTTTAAGCTGGGTGCATTTACAGAAAAGGCAAAGTTCAAGCTAATACTTGACAGTAGAAGTCCTTACAATCAAGGCAATGTTTTTGTACCAGAAGAGAATTATGAAATAATTTTAAACACAAGCACACCGACAAGAACTGTTGCATACAGTGGTGTAATTGTTGAAAAGGTTGCAGGTGGTTACACAGTAAGAGGCTACAGCAATACAAGCGCCAGCTTTAAAACACATCCTGTGCAAAAACAGTCAAAAGATCCTGTAATAACAATAGGCGGCATCAGTGAAGACTTCCTACAATGGACTGACGGCAAATATTATGAACAAGGTCAGATTGTAGAATTCCAAGGTGCGTACTTCCGTATCACAGAAGGACATACATCAGGCGGAACACTTGATTCAGAGAAAAGTGTAAAACTTGCAGAACTTCCGATAGTAGGAGGGGTAAGAGCTAGTTTTGCAAGATTGTTTAATACTAGTACCGTAAAAGAATATGCTTACGGAACAACATTTACAACTTTACAAGAAGTTGTAGATTTTATGCTAGGATATGGAAAGTATTTAGAAGAACAAGGTTTTGTTTTTGATTATTATGAAGGCAACGAAGCTGTTGTGCAGGATTGGTCATACAGTGCCAAACAGTTTATGTTCTGGACAACACAGCGTTGGGATAACGGAACACTTATTACTATATCACCTGCAGCACAATTCTTAAAGTTTAAGAGCGACTACAGTGTTGTTGCTAATGTATATGATACATTGTATGGCTACAGTGTGACAAAAGCTGATGGTAAAAAACTTAACAGAGAATTTATTGCAGTTGGTAGAGAAAATCCAAACGAATTCTATATGCATACACGAAACACAGCTGATGGAATATACGCAATATCTTTACCGTTAGTTCAAAAAGAACATGTTGTACTACTTGATAATAAAACAGTGTTTGGTGATGTAATTTATGACCAAGAACCTGGCTACAGACAAGAGCGTATTAAGGTATCTGGCTATAGAACGGATGAATGGAATGGTAGCATTAGCATTCCAGGATTCTTCTATGATGATGCAAAGATTGTAGAATGGGAGCCTTGGGTTGATTACAATGTAGGTGCTATTGTAAAATACAAAGAGTTTTACTATTCAGCAGATCAAAAGATTCCTGGTACAGAAACATTTATTGACAACCAGTGGGCAAGATTAACTGACAAGCCAGTTGGCGGATTGTATTCAAACTGGGACTACAAAGCAATACAATTTACTGATTTTTATGATCTAGACAGCGACAACTTTGATGTTGAACAGCAGAGACTTGCACAGCACTTGATTGGTTATCAAAAGCGTCAGTACCTAGAAAATATTATCAATGACGATGTAAGTCAGTACAAGTTCTATCAAGGTATGTTGCAAGACAAAGGCACTAAGAATGCACTTACAAAGATGTTTGATGCACTTGCAAGTGCTAACAAAGATAGCCTAGAGTTTTATGAAGAATGGGCAATTAAAGACGGCCAATATGGCGCAGTTGATAATTTCCAAGAAGTCGATTATAAGCTAGATGAAACTGAATTTAGACTAGCACCTCAGCCTATTGACCTTGTGCAAAGTGTGCCTGCTAACGATACAGACTTAATATACAAAATATTACCTCATCAAGTTTATCAAAAGCCTGATAACTATGATCATTCGCCCTTCCCTACAAAGTATGTTGATAAAACATTTGTAAGAGATGCAGGCTATGTAAATCAGGAAGATATCAAAGTAATAGCAGAAACTTATGATAAAATAGCAGAGCTTACATTTGACGATATGCGTCAAGGCGATTATGTATGGGTAGGTACAGATGTAAGAACTTGGAGCGTCTATAAGTATTCAAATACTAGCAACATTGTTAAGAGTGTAACAGGCGGCGCAGACGAATTTGTACTAAATCTAAAAGAAACCTACAAAGACATTGAAGTAGGTGATGTTATTGGTATTTTTGATATTGACGATATACAAGGATTTTATAAAGTCAAAAGCCTAACAGGAGACAAGATTACACTTGGAACTGAAGAAAATGTAGATGATATCGAAGATACAACTGGCTATATTACAAACTTTGTAAAAGTAAGATCTGCAAATGTAGATGAAGCAAATAAAGTAGCACAAAAAACACTCGAAGACAAAGATATACTTTGGATTGATGATAATGCCGGAAAGTGGAGTGTTCTACAAAATGATAAAAATTATAAACTAGAGAATGAACTTGAAAATGAATCTTCAGATAATTCTCTAGAACATTTTGCAAGTGCGATAAGTGTTAATACTAGAAACACTACATTAGCAATTGGTATTCCAGACAGAGGAAATGGTAAGGTACTTGTTTATACAAGACCTAGTGAAACAAGCAACTGGTTGCTTACTAGCGAGTTAGATCCTCTTGTAAATGCATCTGCTGATGGCGAAAGATTTGGCGCAAGCGTAGAAGTCAGTGAAGATGGATCTTATATCTATGTTGGCTCTCCAAATGCAAGTAATGTAAAAACACAGTTCAAAGATGATTATGTCAATACAACTGATTATCTAAAAAATGATATTGTAAAACATGAAGATAGACTATGGCAAGCACTGCTAGGCATCGAAGGAGCAGAAGCTGCAATCCAATTTGATAGTTTTGCAAGTGTAACGCAAATACGTGCTGCATTAGGCTTAACTGTGAAAACTTCTGAAGCACCTATAGTTCTTGCTACAGGTAATTATCCATTTACAAATACAAGCACTAATCAACTTATTGTTAGAGCTCCTAAAGATATGTATGATGGATCTAAAGTAACTGATATAGTAAGTCTTAAATGGAATCAAAGAACATATGCTAATCAGCAAAAAAGAATTTTAGAAGATCTTGCTCCGTTCAACAGTAACTACAGCGAACTAAGCAGTACATTTATTACAGGCGAACATACAATCCTTTACAAGATTGATAGTGTAATTTATGTTGATGCAAGTACAAATATTCCTAATGTTGATGATATTGTTGAAACAAATGGTGCAAAAGGCACAGTAGCTTACAAGTATGTAAATGGCGCACAAGTTACACTGTACATGAAAGATGTAAATGGTACATTCCCAAGTTCCGGTAGTGCATTCTTTGACACAGGTGACTTTATTGGTGAATTTGTTAAAAGTCTAGATACAGATACTGAAGACTATTCAGAGGAATGGGGCGGCTTTTGGGTAATCGAAACAGACAACAGTTACACAACTGGACTGACTGCAGGATTACTAACAGACAGCGGTAAAGGTTTAATATATGAAGATTTCACACCAAGTGGATCTACAAATGAAAATAGAGCTTACTACAATAGCTTAGATTATGATGATGACAGCAGTGTTAATAGTCAAAACTCAATCGGTAGTTATATTAGAACACTAAGCACAGTAGGTGCTCCAGGTGCATTAGGTGTAACTACTCCTATATTAAGCGATCTTTATGTTGTTAAAGGTGCCAAAGCACTGACAGACACACTAGCCAAAGATGATACAATTAATTTATTTGTTGATCAATCAGAAAAGTTCTTTGATTTAGTATGGACAAACAACAGATCATATACTGTAGGTACTATTGTAAAAGTTGGAGAAATACTTTACAAGTGCCTGAGAGATCATACAAGCGCAGAAGATGCTTTGTTTGCAAATGAAATTATTGATAATGACACAGCTGAAAGAAACTGGGAAGTTTATGCTGATCCTTCATTCATTGATATTAGAGATTTATCTATTACTACAGCAACGACTAACAAAGCACAAACTGTGTATGATATTTGGGACGGATATATAGATTTCAACTTTACAAAAACAATACAAGCAGGACCGCTTGCTGGTGAATTCTTTGAACCAAAAGTATTTGAACCAGGAGTTCATCCAGATGATAGAACAGATAACCTGCGTGTAAGAGATACAAACACTGGGGCAGAAGCAGATGTTGTATTTTATATTAGAAACGGTTCAACAGGAACAATTTTTGTTAAGAACAAAACAGGAAACTTTAGCTTAGGTAACAACTTCGGCGACAATACTGAAATTGAATTGTTAGGCGATCCAGGAAGATCAGATCCTAATTACCAAGGTACTCAAATCTTTGGACAGATAGATCAAGTTAATTTTGAATATGCTCCGTTTGGTATTGGTAAGTTTGTTGTATTGCAAGCAGATGATGATATTGCATTGCCAGCTGTTAATCCTCTCACAAATAACAGATACGATAACTTCTTGTTAGAAACAGAGTATTGGTTATACGATAAAGGCACCGTATCGGGTATTCCAAGACAAGCAACTATTCCTAGTTCAGAAAGCAATAGCTGGAATGAAGTTTATAAAATACCTGCAGGCAGTTTTGCTACACCTAGCACATACACTAATGAAGGTATGTTTAGTATTTGGAAACGTACTGTTGCTGGCTACTTCTTACCAGAAGGTTACTTTATTAATGAATACAGAGGCGACAATCAATACCTTGGTACTGAAATTAAAGGAAGTAAAATTAATGATCTTTATAGAGCTTTTGTTTATGCTTCACAAGATGGAAGTGCAAATGGTAGGATTTATCAATATAAAAAGGGTGTTGAAAACGGCGTAACATTTGATTGGGACACAGCAAAGAACAAGCAATTCAAAGGCGAATTTAGCACAAGCAGAACATATCAAGAAAATGATATTGTATATCTAGGCGGATCACTACTACGTGCAATTACAAACGTGAGTGCAGGAGACTTTACTGCAAGTGATTGGACAAGTACAAATGATCTTGTAGATTATGTAGGTTATATTCCTAACGATACCGGACTTGCTGTAATAAATGACAGCACCGACGGCAGTACAGTGCTTGATCAAGAATCATTAGGAGTGTTTGGTAATACTTTTGATGTAAATGCAAACGGCGAAGTATTAGTAGCAAGTGTAACATACAACGAAGCAAAACCAAACGGCGTTGTTGTTTATAGAATTAACCAAGGTTTCTTTGAATTTGATCAATTAATTGAAGCACCTAGCAAAACTATTGGATTTGCAGATAGTGTAGCAATTTCAAATGATGGAATGAGCATAGCTGTTGGCGCACCTTTTGATGATGATGTAAATGCTGACCAAGGTGTTGTTTATATCTATAGACAAAGCGAAGGCAAATTTAATTTAGATCAAACTTTGAATAGTCCAAAAAATGAAAGAGCTGAACAGTTTGGACATGCATTGAGTTACGACGGCAACATTCTTGCAATTGGTAGTAAAAATGCAGACAGTTTGTTTGAATCAACATTTGATGTGTATAGCGAAAAGAAAGAAGGAGAAACTTATGTGAATGATCCTACTTCGTCGCTTACAGATACTGCAACATCTTTTGATAATTCATTTACAAAGTTTAGAACTACAAATGTAAATGACGGTGTTGTGTATATCTACGAAAACGTAGGTAACAAACTACTATATGCAGACATAATACAATACAATGATGATAGTGTAAGATACTTTGGTAGAAATATTGTTACAGCACGTAATCATGTTTATGTAGGATTGCCAAGAATTCCAAATACCTATACACTAGGACGTCTGCTTGATTATAGAATTGAAGGCAAAGTTTGGAATCAAACAAGAACACCTAAAGATCCAGGTGATCTAAGTAAGATTAAAAAGATTATACTTTATAACACAAAAACAAAAGACTTGCTGACATATCTTGATTATATTGATCCATTACAAGGTAAAATTGCTGGTCAAGCAGACCAAGAATTACGTTATAAAACCTATTATGATCCTGCAACTTACACAGACGGCACAGGGGTAGTTGTTGATAAATTCAACAGTTGGGGACCTGAGCAAGTAGGACAGCTTTGGTGGGACTTAACAAATGCTAAGTTTATAAATCCGTATCAAGGTGATATTACATATTCTACTAACAACTGGAATAAATTATATCAAGGTGCAAGCATTGATGTTTATGAGTGGGTAGAAACTACACTTTCGCCTACGTCTTGGAATGCACAGGCTGATACTAATGACGGTGTAGCACAAGGTATTAGCGGACAAGCAAAAAATGTAGAAAACTATGTTGTTAAGAAAGTATATGATAGCATAAGCCAATCATTTACTGAAAAATATTTCTTCTGGGTCAAAGATAAAAAGACTATTCCAGACAATGAATTTAGAACTGAAAGTGCATTTAACACAGCAAAGTTAATTAGAGATCCATATGGATCTGGATATAGATATGTTTCATTCTTTAGTGATAGTCAGTTTGCAATTAATAATTGTGACACATTAATTGAAGGTGATGATGTCGCTGTAAGCATACAGTATTATACAGGTGAAGATCAAGATCAGAATATTCACAATCAGTATCAGATTATTACAGACGGACTAGGAACAAGCAAGCCAAATAGAGATATTGAACGCAAGTGGTTTGATAGTTTAATTGGTTATGACACTAGAAATAGAACAGTACCCGATCCTACTCTTGGCGCTAAGAAGAAATACGGAATACTTAACAATCCAAGACAAAGTATGTTTGTAAATGCTATTGAAGCTCGCAAGCAACTTGTTGAAAGAGCAAACAGTATTCTAGCACAAAACTTAATTGTTGAAACTAAAGATATTACAGGTCTGTCATACAAAGAAGAATTTCCTTCAACTACAACAAGATTGTATGATACAAGTGTAGATACCTTTGCAGAACTGGAATTAGTTGGTGTTGCAAAAGCAAGACAAGCACAGCTTACACCTGTGATTGAAAACGGTAAGATAATACGTGTTAATATTACAGATGCTGGTAGTGGCTATCTAGTTGTTCCAACATATAAGATTATTGGTACAGGCGAAGGTGCCGAATTAGAATTTACTATTGGCACTAGTGGTAATATCACAAGTGTAAATGTAATTAATCAAGGTGAGAATTACGAAGATGGTGCAACTATTGAAGTTAGAAAGTTCAATGTTTTAATCAAAGCAGATGAAACTATTGCAGGTAAATGGGCAATATATGAAAGAACTGCATCAAGAAATTGGAGTAGAATTAGAAGTCAGTCATTTAACACAGAATTGTACTGGAGTTACATTGATTGGTATGCTACAGGATATAATGCTACAACAGAAATCAACTATCTTGTAGATTACTCTTACCAGCTATTTGGTTTAGATGATAATATCGGTGATGTGGTAAAAATCAGTACAATAGGAACAGGTGGCTGGTTGTTACTACAAAAGATTGACGATCAGGCAACAACTGATTACACAGTAAATTATAAAACTATTGGTAGAGAAAACGGTACAATAGAATTAAGTGCAGGATTGTATGATGTAAGTGCAAGTCTAAACGGTTATGATAGTATTAGTTTTGACGTCCAGTTCTTTGATTCACAACCTATTACAGAACAGCGTAAAATCCTAGAAGTAATTAGAGATAATTTGTTTATTGAAGATCTAGAAGATGAATACAATCAGCTGTTCTTTGCAAGCATTAGATATGCTATGAGCGAACAGCCTTACATAGATTGGGCATTTAAAACAAGTTTCGTTACTGCACAGCACAATGCTGGTGAGCTTAGAGAAGATATTACATTTAATAACGATAACTTACCTAGCTATGAAGATTATCTAGAAGAAGTTAAACCGTTCAAAACAAAATTAAGAGAATATCTATCAAGCTACGAAAGACTTGAGCCAACAAACAGTGTTATTACTGACTTTGATCTTCCACCTAGATTTGTTGAAGGTAGAGAAACAATCCTTCCACACAATACACAAGTGTTAGACGATATGATTGTTGGTACTGACAGTGATATTACAACTTATCCTTACAAGCATTGGTTAGATAATGCAAGTTATGAAATTAAGAGTGTAAATCTTTATGATGGTGGAACAAAGTATGTTGAACCTCCTGTAATCACAGCAGTTGGTGGCGGCGGATCAGGTGCTAAGTTTAAGAGTTACTTAGGTGCTAACGGTAAGGTTGTAAAGATTGATGTGATAAATCCAGGTAGCGGATACATCAGCGCACCAACACTAGAAGTCAATGGTTCAAATCCAGAAGGTACAAATGCAAAAGCAAGTGCTGTTATTGGCCATGAAACTGTAAGAAGTTTTACAACCCATGTAAAGTTTGACAGAATTAGCAGTAGTTACATTATTACAAAACTAAGCGAAACTGAAAACTTTGTAGGATCAGGAAGCCAATACATTTATGATTTGAAATGGCCAATTGACCTAAAACCTAGCACAATTAGTGTTACTGTCGGCGGCATCGAACTGTTATCAAGTGAATACACATATCGTAACAAAGTAGATAACACAAAAACCTACACAAGATACAAAGGTGAAATAACTCTTTCAACACCTCCTGCAAACTTAAAAGCAGTGGTAATAAAGTATAAGAAGTCACCAGACTTACTTACTGCACAAGATAGGGTGAATTTAGAATATGATCCAACAACTGGAATGCTTGGCAAGTCACTATCACAAGTAATGGACGGTATTGACTACGGTGGAGTAGAAGTTAAGAGCTTTGGATTTGAAAACCAAGGCGGATTTGACACAGATGATTGGTTCTCAGGAGTATGGGATTCATATGATGAAACATACGAAGATGAAGTATTTAACTTTGATGGTAGTACAACACAGATTACACTTTCTAAGGCACTTGAAAATGGTGTAGAATACAACGTCTATAAAAACAATGTAAGAATTGATGATCCTGACTATGACGGTAGTACAGAAATTACTAACCAAAATGCAATTATGGAAACACTAGTAGGTGACGGTGAAACAACTGTAATTTACTTAGACAACTATAACATTAGAGTTGCAGATGGTGACACACTTGTAATACGTAAGAAAACAAGTGATGGTAGCTTCTTAGCAGATCCATTTGGTTATGACACTGTAATTGAAGGTGGCAATTTCCCTTATACTTCAGCAAGCGGATTAAACGCAGAAGATATTACAGTTGATGGTGACGGTTTTGTTACACCTACAACATCAAAAGGTCCTGAAGAGATTGTTCCTGGACAAGTTATTGATACTGTAGATATACAAGTATATGAACGTCCAACAACTGGCGGAAGTAACATACGTAGTTTCAACTACATAGGTGACGGCAGTACTAAGACCTTTAACATAGATCAAAATATTGCATTTAACAACAACATTTTTGTTAAGGTAGGCGACAGCATACAAACATCTGATGATTATGAATTTGCGACAGATAGAAAATCTATTACGCTTGATGTAGCACCTTCAACTGGTACAAGAGTTAATATTATTACACTAGACGTTGCAGGACAAAATGTTTTAGATTATGGTACATTTGTTGGAGATAACAGCACAGGCGACTTCCTAACAAATGTTCGCTTTACTGAAAACATGACACACTATGCAACTATTGACGGTGTTGAGCAAGAAACTATTCTTGTAAAGAGCGATGACAGTAGTTTTGATGTGCCAGGCAATGTAGTAATAAGATTTGGTTCTCCTGTTGCAGACGGTAAGGTTGTTAATTACGGTATATTTGAAGGAACAACACAAAACTATAGTAGTGTCCAAATAGATGAATTTATCGGAGACGGAAGTTCTATTACATTTACTCTTGAAACAACACCATTTAGTGCAACACCTAGTCAGCATAATACTATTGTTAAAGTTAATGACACTATTTTGACAGCAGGATATAGCGAACAGTTTGCAGTCACAGACACAAGAGAATATCAACTTAACTTATGGCAAGTTCCACTAGGTACATTCAACCATCAAGACTTGCTTGTTTATTTGAATGATGTTGAACTTACATACGGCCAGCAGTGGAACTTTGTAAGTGCAGGCGAGTTTGATGAAAGCACAGCACTTGATCAACAAGAAGGTTCGACTATTACACTATTACCGGGTGTAGGAACAACAGGTGATACACTAAGAGTATATGCAATCAAAGACGGTCAATATGCATATGGATACTGGGATAGCGAAGGTGAGTTTGTAAGCACACCTGGTACAATATATATGGACAATGTTTATGAGTCTAGTGATATAATCACAGTTTATACATTTAATAATGACAGCGTACAAGGTATTGAACGTTCAGAATTTGATGCTGTAGAGCGTACAAAAATTACCAAGGGTACAGAAGATTGGTATCAGCTACGTCACTTACGTAACGGACTGATCGAACTTCGCAAGCCTGCACAAGATGCACAATATGTATGGGTAGCAAAAAATGGAACATTACTAACACCAAGTGTTGATTATTATGTAACAGACAACAAAAAGTATCTCAAGATTGTACATGATATTGCAGAAAACGATACTTTAGATATAATACAGTTTAGTGCAACAACACTTGTACAAAAGTTTGGTTGGAGACAGTTTAAGGATATGCTAAACAGAACGCACTACAAGCGTCTAACTGGTTCAGAAGATATCTTACTTGTAAGAGATTTGTATCCATGGGATAAAACTATTGAAGTTGAAAACGGAGACAAACTTCCACAGCCAGGTGCAAATCCAGACTTACCAAGCATTATTTGGATTGAAGGTGAGCGTATTGAATACTTTGTAAGAGACGGCAATGTACTAAAGCAACTACGCAGAGCGACACTTGGTACTGGTGCAAAGAATGTATATCGTGAAGGAACAGAAGTGTATCATCAGGGTATAGATCAAAACATGCCTTACAAGGATGAAACAATAACACTTACACTTGACGGCGATGGCACAAGCACTGAGTTCCAGCTAGATTGGACACCAGCAGATCCAAGCGGTTCTGGAACAGCAATTGATACATTTGAAGTGTTTGTTGCAGGTAAGCGTTTGCGTAAAAACAGCATAAGCAGTTATCAGTTTGAAACTGTAGATGGTGATGGTAACACTGTAAGCGCACCTCAAATGGATTCACCAGAAGGTGATCAAACATTAGCCGCAGAATTTACACTATCTGGCTCGACAATAACATTAGCAGAGCCTGCACCAGTAAATTCAAAGGTTATGATTATTAGAAAACAAGGAAGAATTTGGAGCGATCCAGGAACACAGCTAAGTAAAGCTGAAGGAAACATTGCTCGCTTCTTGCGAAATTCAACAACGGACTTACCGCGATAAATACATATAGGAAAGCAAAATGACAGATAAAATCAACGAACATCAAGGGGTACATATCCAAGGACACATTAAGATCCACAATCCTGAAAGTGGAGAAGTTCTTGTAGATAAGCGCAATGCAATTCATTATGAAAACATGAGTTTATCGCTTGCAGAAAGTTTAGGTAACGGCGGCGCAGGTTGGATACATGAAATGGCGTTTGGTAACGGAGGAACTAGTGTTGATCCTACAGGTATTATTACATACCTTACTCCAAATAGCACTGGCGCAAATGCAAGCCTATATAGTCAAACTTTTAAGAAAGTTGTTGATGATAGAAGTGTTGCTAATACAGATCCTGTACGTAATAAAATTGAAACAAGGCATGTTAGCGGCACAAACTACACAGATGTGCTTGTAACTTGTTTGCTAGATTATGGTGAGCCTAACGGTCAAGATGCATTTGACACTGCAACAGATAACGATGCTCTTTATGTATTTGACGAACTAGGACTAAAAGCATATGCAGAAGATGGTAATGGACGTTTGCTTACACACGTTGTATTCCACCCAGTACAAAAAAGTTTGAATAGACTTATTCAAATTGATTATACTGTTAGAGTGCAAAGTTTAACAGGATTTAACGAGGGGTAATAGATGCCATATACTATTCAAAGAACAGACAGTGCAAATAATTCTGCTATTACCATTGAAGATAATACACTAGATACACAAACAGATCTACAGATTCCTGGCAAGAATTATCCAGGTTACGGCACAGCAATAGGCACAAACTTTGTGCGTTTATTAGAAAATTTTTCAAGTGCAACACAGCCAGCAAGTCCGTTAGAAGGACAGTTATGGTATGATAGCACACCGGGCAAAGAACAACTTAAAGTTTATAACAATCCTAACTGGGTTCCAGTTGGCGGTATTATACGTGCAAATACAGAACCAGAAGCAGCTAATAGTCAGATTGGCGATCTATGGACAGACACTGACAATCAGCAACTGTATCTATTTACAGGCTCTGGTTGGGTACTAGTAGGTCCAACATTTAGTGACGGTCTAAACACTGGTCCTATTCCTGTAACTGTAACAGGTACAGACAACAGCACATATAATATTGTACAAATTGAAATTGCTGCACAAGCAGTGGCTATTATTGCAACAGACGAATTTACACCTAAAACAGTTATTCCAGGCTTTACAACTATTAAGCCAGGTATAAACTTATCTTCGAGAGATATTAAAGGCGACGGTGTTGCTAAATTCTACGGCACTGCTGAAAAAGCAGAATCGTTATTAATTAATAATGTAGCAGTAGGTGCAGGTAGCTTCCTGCGTAGTGATGTAGTGAGTACTACACTTAATGGACTAAATGTTCAAAATAACGCAGGTATTAATTACGGTATTAATTCTGAACTTAATATTGGTATTGAAGGTAATGCTGGTATTATCCAACACCAAGTTGCAGGTTCGAACATTGATATGCGTGTCAGAAACAGCGGATTAAGTAAAACTGTAATACGTGTTGATAGTGATCTTAAAGTTGGCATCAACAACGAAGCACCAGAAGAAGCATTAGATGTAACAGGAAATATACAATCTAGCGGTGTGCTTAAAGTTAATGACACAACTCAGTCAACAACAATAGGCACAGGTAGTGCAATTATTAAAGGTGGTATAGGTGTTGCTAAAAATTTGTATGTAGGTGGTGAAACTAATTTAGAAAATACACTTACAACAAGAAACATTTCGCCTGACAATAACAATACTAGAAATATTGGTGCAAGCACAAACAAATATAAAACAATCTATGCAACAACATTTATTGGTAACCTTACTGGTAACGTAAGCGGTACAGTTTCTGGTAGAGCAGGTAGTGCTGACAAATTGACTAGTGCTACAACCTTTAGATTAACGGGTGATGTTAGTGCAGACGACTTTACATTTGATGGTCAAGTAGGTGGCACTACAAAAACATTTAACACAAGCATTAGTAACACTATTGTATCTAACAAAGAAGCAGTTACAGATTCACAAGTTGATGATGAAATACTAATTAACAGAACAAGCGGAGCAACAGGTCTTAAAAAGATTTCAAGACGTAACTTGCTAAAAGCCGTTGCTGTTAATCCTCCAGGTGTTGTTGTTCCGTTTGCAGGAGCCGCTACACCGGTAGGTTGGTTACTTTGTGATGGTAGCGAAATAGTCATTGCAGAATACCAAACATTGTTTGATGCTATAGGATATGCATTTAAAGCAGAAAGTTTAGTAGAAGCAGGCAAGTTTGCACTTCCAGATCTTAGAGGTAGATTCCCACTAGGTCTTGACAACATGGGTTCAAACAGTGCAAACAGAGTTACAGCTACAAGTGCTGATTCACTAGGTGGCGTAGGTGGAAGTGAAGACCAAACAATCCTAATTGATAACTTACCTGAACACGAACACGATTTACGTGCTTCATCGGGCGAACAGTTCTTTGCAGTTAGAGAAGTTAATAGCGGTGATGATGTACCAGATGGTGCAAGCAGATCTACATTTGATATTGCATCGTCACAGACAAGTCAGCGTTTGCCAACTAGTGGTGGAGTACTTGACGGTGGAGATGGCGATCCGTTGAATATTATGAACCCATACTTGGCAATGAAATATATTATATACACAGGTAGGGCAGTATAATGAGTTATATTCTAAACAAAACTGATGGCACACTTTTAGTTTCGCTTGTAGATGGTAGTATTGATACTACAAGCACAGACCTTACACTTGTAGGTAGAAACTACAAAGGCTTCGGTGAGTTTATTAATGAAAACTATATCAAACTATTAGAAAATTTTAGTAGTTCAAGTGCGCCTAACAATCCTATTAAAGGGCAATTATGGTATGATACAAGTACAGCTAGGTTAAAAATATTTAACGGCACTGACTGGAAAGTAGCAGGCGGCCCAATTGTAAGCAATCAAACACCTAATAACATGGTAGCAGGTGACTTGTGGATTGATGATTCTAAGAACCAATTACATTTTTATGATGGAACTGATCTTGTTTTAGCAGGTCCGACATATACGGCATCGCAAGGTAAAACAGGATACGAAGCAGACAGTGTTATTGACGATGGTAACGTTGAACGTACAATACTTAAACTGTTTATTGGCGGAACACTAAGAGGTATCCATTCAGCTGTACAATTCCGTCCTGGGGCAAATTTTGAAGTCCAAGGCTATCCTACAGATCCAGACGATACGCAAACGCCGGCACGCCAGCTTATAAAAGTAGGATTTAATCCAGTTAATCCGACAGGAAGTAATTACAAATATCATGGTACAGCTGAAACAGCTGATGCACTAGTAGATGGTAGTGGTACAAAATACGATTACACAAAATTCGTAGCAACTACAGGAAACCAGGATATGACTGGTAGCTTGTTTGTTAAAAACAGCGGCGGCCTTTCAGTTGGTGTTGGTGATAGTAAGTACCATACAGTAAAAGTAGATGGTACAACTACAACTTTTGAAAATCAGCAGAATGGTTCAGATATCGAATTCAAAGTGCGTGTTGGTAACAGTACAAACAGTGCTATGTACATTGATAGCGCAAACGAACGTGTAGGATTCTTTAATGACAACCCTACAGCTTCGCTAGATATTACAGGTAGTGGTAAGGTTAGTGGTGATTTTGAAATTGGCGGTAACTTAACAGTTACAGGTACAACACTTGCACTTGATACAAGCACATTAGTTGTTGAAAGTAAAAACATCCAACTTGCTCTTACAAGTGATAGCACAGTAGGAGACAATGCAGCAGCTGATGGCGGAGGTGTAATCTTAAACAGTTCTGAAGGCTCTAAGGACATACTATGGAATAATAGTACAGGACACTGGTCATTCAACCAAGGTATAGATTTAATTGACTCAGGATATCATGATCCTGCAATTTATATTAACGGTACAAAGAAACTATCTGCTACAGAACTGCATAACACTGTAACAACTGCGAACGGTTTAACAAGCATAGGTACCCTTACAAGTCTTGATGTTGATAATATTAACATAAACGGTAGCACTATTACAAGTAGCACAACAATGAATATTACAACTGGCGGCGCAATAACAATTAACAGCCAGAAAATTACAGGATTAGGAACACCGACTGCAACTACTGATGCTACTACAAAGGGATATGTAGATGAACAACGTCAAATAGAGCCAATTATTATGAGCTTGGACATTACAGGTTTAACTGATCCTAATAATCCTGGCACAGGCGACGGTCCTGTGAATGACGTAATAGATATCCTTACTTCTATGTACACGGCAGGCAGTAAAACTTTAACAAATGGCGCAAAAGCAATTATCCACGCAGTTGATTATAGCTCAGCGACAGTTAGTGGTATTGATATTCAAGCTGCAATGACAAAAACAGCAGTGTCAGTTGATAAAAACAACGTAGTAAATGCTCAAAGTGTTGTACAAGACGTCAATTTTACAACAGCAAGCGGTTCAGCTACACTTACTCCGAACAGATATACAATGGTGTTTAGTGTATCTGGCGGAGCATGGACACATGATAGCACAACAACATATACACCATAAATGAATAAATACATTGTATTAGGGGTTTAACAAATGGCATATACAATTAATAGATACAATAACTCGACACTGGTAGTTATTGAAGATGGTACACTAGACCAAACCACCGACCTTAAGCTAGTTGGTAAAAACTATGCAGGGTACGGTGAAATACAAAACGAAAACTTTGTATTTCTACTAGAAAACTTTAGCGGTGCAAATGCTCCGCCCAAAGCAATCTCAGGGCAAATGTGGTTTGACAGTGGCAACTCTAAGTTAAAATTTTATGATGGTACAAAATGGCGTACAACAGGCGGCGCTGAAGTCAGTTCAACAACCCCAACTGGCTTAAAAGCTGGCGATTTTTGGTGGGACACATCAAACGAACAACTATATGCCTACAATGGAACAGACTTTATTCTAGTTGGACCACAAGACGCTGGTTCAGGTATCACACAGATGAAATCAAGATCTATACGTGACGATCAAGGCACAAGTAGATCAATCATTGAAGCAACAATTAATGATGAAGTAATATTTACAATTAGCTCAAATGAATTTACTATTGATTCAACTGATGCTGAAAATGCTATCACAGGCTTTGATATTATTAGAAAAGGTGTTACACTTAAAAATACACAAAACAGTGCAGGCGGTGTAACAACTACAGACCATAGATTCCATGGTACTGCAACAAACTCAGAAAAATTAGGTGGTATTCCTGCAGGTGATTATGTTACAACAGGAAGCGCAACATTCAGCACACTAACAAGTTTTGCTGATGTAGGTATTGCTATTGGTGATTCAAACGATCTTAAGGTTAAAATTGAAGATGACAATGTTGGAGTAATGAACAACGACATTGGTAAAACAATTAAGTTTGGAGCAAAACCAAGTAACGGCACAACAGAAAACATTCTACGTGTTCAAGCAGACGCTACATTGGCACTATTACCAGGATTACAGTCAGACGGCACAAGTATTCAAACAGTAACACTTGGTGCAACGGATGCTCAGTTCTCAAATGTGTATGCGACAAACTTTACAGGTATTGCAAGTAAAGCATCTACACTAGCAGTAGGTGCAAACTATCGCAGTGCAAGCACAGCAAGCACAGCAAATACTGTAGCAGTTAGAGACGGTAGCGGACATATTAGTGCAGTACAATTTAATGGTATTTCAACAAGCGCAAAATACGCTGACTTGGCAGAGAAATACACAACAGCAGAAGAACTTGCACCTGGTACAGCAGTAACAGTATGCGCACACGATGGACATGAAATGGAGCCTGCAAGAGCAAGTGACATTTGTATGGGCGTTGTTAGCACAGATCCTGCATTTAAGATGAACGCAGAAGCACCAGGTCAGTATATTGCACTAAAAGGTCGTGTTCCTGTAAGAGTAAAAGGTGTTGTACAAAAAGGGCAAGCTGTATATGCTTGGGAAGATGGCGTATGTTCAACTATACAAACTACAGCAATGGTTGGCGTGGCACTAGAGTCAAATGATAACGACGATGAAAAACTTGTCGAGGTCATGCTAAAAGTATAAATATATGCGTAGTTTATAGGAGATAACGGTATGCCGAGCATTGGCGCAACTATTACAGCAAACGATTATAACACACTTCAAAGTAGAGCCAACACTATTATGGTCACAGACTATGGACAGTCTATTGCAAGTGCGCAAGTTAATGTAAATGACACCGTTACTGCTACTCAACTAGATAATCTTAGAGATGACATAGAACGTGCTTATACACACCAGCAGGGTGTTGCAGCAGGATTAACAAACGTTGGAGTAGGTGATACTATATTAGCGTCTCATCTAAACGACTATGCTACTACTATGACAAGTGTTGAAACTAACAAGTACTTGATTGCTTCCGGACAATTTACAACAGAAGGCGGCGCTAGTGCTAGTAATAGTGGCGGATGGAACGGTACTATCACACATGATGTAACTGTAACATTTGCAAGCGGCACAGCAAGAACACAGTTCTTTAACACTGGCGGCGAAATACGTACAGATGCAGAACTATCTGGATCAAGCGGCGCAATTTACAATGATTGGCGCGACATGCTTAGTAACATGGGCGTAATCAAAATGAATTATGATACTACGACACGTACTGGTACAGGTACAGCTGCTAACATAGGCTATAATGATTTAACAACTTCCTATCAGCAAATTTTCCGTAAGCAAGGATCAGGCGTTTATGCGGCTAACGATTATTTTGTCCATGCAAGATTAGAAGGTTCAGCTGGAATACGCATTAGAATACGATTCCAAGATGACAAGGGCGGTAATCCAGATGAAAACGTACCTGGTTTGTTGCAAAGCAATGTAACAATTCTAAGAGCAACAGGCTCAAACGTATCTGTACCTGCACCGACATTTACAAACAACGCATCACTTTAATACTTGACTACTATCTCTTTTGAGTATATACTACACATACTTGGAGATATGTATGGACCCGCGACTAGAAAAAGCCTTAGAATTTGCAAAATATTCCTCAACACTAGAGAATCAAAAAAAGCTACTGCACGAACAGTATCTTGAACATAGTTACTATTACTATAACGGTGGCGCATTTGCTGTTACACCGGAACTAATTAATTTTGTACATAACGTAAAGGATAAAATTAACAATCTTATTTTGTTAGATGTTAATTCTACACCTATACAAATTGAAAACAATGAAGATTTTTACACAGAGATTGTTGATATCTATGTGCAAAGCACAAATTTGTATATACAAAAATACAATGAACTGAAAAAAGCTAGATCAACACAAGGACTCGTTGATCTATGAGCAAAGGCGTACTTCTATTTGCATCCAATAATAAAGAAATTGATTATATCAAGCAAGCAATATACTGTGCAAAACGTATCAAAAAGTATATAGGTGTAGATGTAACTATAGCAACACCTAACAGTGACTATTTAAAGGATGAATATCCGTTCTACACAAAATATATTGACAATGTAATACACATTAGAAGTAATACTAACAAGCAAGTTAGAAAATATCATGACGGAGATCAGTTTAAGTCTTTGCCTTGGGACAACTACACTAGGGCAGATGCTTTTACAATATCTCCTTATGATGAAACAATAGTTATTGATACAGATCTTGTTATTTGCAACGATAGCCTTGCACAATGTTTTGAATCAAAAAATGATTTTTTAATAAGTAGGTATGCTGTAGATTTACATACTGGTAGAGATAATACTCCTGAGTTACGTGTAAGTGACATTACAGTACCGATGTATTGGGCAACAGCATTTTATTTCAAAAAGACTGAAAAAGTAAAGACATTATTTGATACAATTCAATATGTAAAAGAAAATTGGCAGTATTATAGACTTCTTTATAATATTTCCAGTCCTTTGTATAGGAATGATTATGCATTTAGTATTGCTATACATATAATGAGTGATAATAAACCTACACTTGTACATAAAATGCCTCACACATTATGGATGTGCAACGATAAAGATACATTAATTGATATCAAAGACGAACAAGTGCAACTTTTACTTAACAAAGACTCAAATGAAATGGTTTGTAATATAACTAATGCAGATGTTCATGTAATGAATAAGTTTAGTTTGAACAGGCACATAGACAAGGAGCTTGAGTATGAGTAAAGGCTTTTGCATACTAGCTGAAAATAACAAAGACACAGACTATGTGCGCCAGGCATACTTATTAGCCGCAAGCATACACAAAAATAACAGCAATCAACGTGTTAGTATTATCACAGATGACGATGTGCCCAAGGAATACATGCATGTATTTGATCAAGTAATAGAAATACCGTGGGGTAATCTTGCACATAGTAGTGATTGGAAAATAGAGAACAGATGGAAGGTGTATCATATTACACCTTATGAAGAAACATTTGTTATGGACGCAGATATGCTTGTTTTAGATAATATAGAGCATTGGTGGGATATCTGCGGTCATCACGATATTGCATTCACTACTAGAACATTTACATATAGAGGCGATAGAGTTAATACAGACTACTATCGCAAGACTTTTACAAACAATGATTTGCCTGATTTATACAGTGGATTATACTATTTTAAAAAGAACGCAAATGCACACAAGTTTTTTAATTTGGTAGAGGTTATTTCAAAAGACTGGGAAATATTTTATAGGAAGTTTGTGCCAAAGCATAGACAAAAATGGGAAAGTTTTGATGTAAATTGCGCATTAGCATACAAGCTATTAGACTTGCCGAGATTAGATTTACCTATACATTTTACACATATGAAACCACATGCACAGCATTGGGCTAATGCACCTGAAAAATGGACAGATATACTTGATGTGTTTGTAGATGATGGTGTATATATTGGCACATACAAACAAACAGGCATATTGCATTATATAGAAGATGAATTTATTACACCTGCTGTTTTAGAGGAGTTTGTATAATGTTTTATGCTTGTTTTAATGATTTAGGTGAAATTGTAAAAGTTACAAATGAAATAGATGACAGTCATTTATTTGTTGAAATTCCTTTTGATCTTTATGACCAATTTGGAAATGGCAATGCAAAACTTTCTGATTACAGTGTAATCAAAACAGACAGATACAAAGTAATAAAAAAGGATGTTATACAAAAATATGAACACAACATATACATTCTTCCAGATGTACAAGATCTAAGCACAAACAGCATATATATTACACAGGACAAGAACAGCAACAAGTGGAAAATTTCACACACATTCGATGAATACAATTTAAGTAATTTGTCTATAAACACTAAAAAATTACAAGCAGATAAGAACTTCTATGTTACAAAGAAAAACAATGCAAATGTATTGCTAGACACACTAACTTGTAAATTAGCTGATTATATAGATACAGAATATATATTCCCAAATGAATATTATGACGATGTTATGATTGTTACTAGACCAGACTTTGAAACGTATTGTCATTATGTAGGAGAAAGCGTTGAGTAAGATATTTAGAGTTGCAGATTGTGACATAATTTATTTGTCATATGATGAACCAAATGCAGAAAAAAATTATGCAGATTTGCTAACAAAAGTGCCCTGGGCAAAAAGAGTACATGGTGTAGAAGGTAGTGATGCTGCACACAAAGCCTGTGCAGAATTAAGCGAAACTGAAAGGTTTGTTACTATTGATGGAGACAATGTTGTACGTCCAGACTTCATAAATCAAGAAATAAATTTTGAAGAACATACAGATTTAGAAAACAGTGTTATTAGCTGGTGCGGCCATAATGTTATTAACGGACTTATGTACGGCAACGGCGGAATAAAGTGTTGGCCCAAAGAACATGTATTGAATATGCGAACACACGAAAATGCACCAAAAGATAATCCTCAAGCGCAAGTGGATTTTTGTTGGGACTTGAACTACATACAACAAAACAGTTGCTACAGCGATGTGTATAATAATGCAACACCACAGCAAGCCTGGCGTGCAGGATTCCGTGAAGGTGTTAAAATGGCTCTTGACCAAGGTGAAAGAGTAACACTTGAACAGTTTCATAATAACCATTGGAAGAATCTGCAACGTCTTTGGATATGGTTGATGATTGGTGCAGATGTTCAAAATGGTTATTGGGCAATATATGGTGCTAGAGAAGGCTTGTATAAAACAATGTGTTCGGATTGGGACTTTGTAAATGTAAGAGACTTTGAATACCTAAATAATTTGTGGAAGCAAAAAACTGCTATCACTGATGAAACACTTAGGTACGAAATAATCGGACTAGGTATTGACTTAATTAATGAACTAGATATTCCTATTGCTGAAGTTCCTTTAGATGAACAGCAAAGTAAATTTTTTAAGAACGTATATCAAAACCCTAGCAGAACAGTAACAGAACAGTTTGTGATTGATCCAGAATGAATAAACATTTAAAAAGACTTAACTTAGATCATTGGCCTAGCAGTGGCGAGCCAAAAATTAATGATGAAAACCTTATTAAGATGCGCGATGCACTTAATGAAACAGGACCTGGGTTTTGTCTAGCAAAATGGACGCAAGTAACTATGCACTTAGGTAGTGGCCTTACACATAGTTGTCATCATGTGCAAGCTCATAAAATTCATTTAGATGAATTAGAAAAAGATCCTAGTGCATTGCATAATACAGAATTCAAAAAAGAACGTAGGATGCAAATGAAACAAGGTAAGCGTCCTGTTGAGTGCGATTATTGTTGGCGCATTGAAGATAATTCAGATCACTTTAGTGATAGAGTTCTTAAAAGTATGGAACCTTGGAGCCTAGTAGATTACGGAAAGATCAAAACAAGTGTAGGCGATGAAAACATTTATCCTCGACATGTAGAAGTTAGTTTTTCTAATGTGTGCAACTTTAAGTGTAGTTATTGTGGTCCGGCATTTAGTAGCAAATGGACTGAAGAAGTAAAGTCGGGCGGCACATATAAGCACACTCCGCACAAAGGACCTTTTAGAAGTATGAAAGAATTTGGATGGATTAATCCAGACGAAATACAAATACTTGAAAGAGAAGAAAATCCGTATATTGATGCATTTTGGAATTGGTTTCCTGAAGCAGTTAAACATATGCATACTTTCCGTATAACAGGCGGTGAGCCGCTATTAAGCAAAAATACCATGCGTGTAATAGATTACTTGTTAGAAAATCCACAACCGCATATTAGATTTGCAATTAATACAAATGCATGTCCGCCTACAAAGGTATGGGCAGACTTTCTTGAAAAAGTTAAATTACTTGAAGAACGTAAAGTTGTAGATAGTATTACAATATACACTAGTGCAGAAGCAACAGGTGAACAATGTAATTATATTAGAGATGGTATGGATTACGACCTTTGGTTTAAGAACATAAACACTCTTATGGAAACTACAGAAAAAGTAAATTTAAGCCTAATGGCGGCATTTAACTTGCTGAGTCTTACTACACTAGACGACTTCCTACAAGATATTACAAAGCTAAATCAAAAGTTTGAAGGTAGGAATATTTGGGTAGATTTTCCTTATGTAAGAAATCCAAAGTTTTTAGATGTAAGGATTGCAACACCTGAGCTACGTGATAAGTTTTTTAAACCTGTATTTGAAAAATGGGATACGTATGATATACGTCCTTGGGAAAAAGAAAAATTACGCAGGATATATGATAGTTGTGATGCAACACCAGGTGATGATTTAGATATTACTAGGTATAACTTTTGGGAATTTATAATGCAATATGACAAACGCAGGGGCAAAGACTTTTTATCCACGTTTCCAGAGTTTGAAGATTTTTTTAATTTGTGTAAGATATCAAATGTATGATGTAGTTTTTATAAGTTATCAAGAACCTGATTGCAATGAACGTTTTGAAAAACTACAGGATAAATTTCCTGTAATCAAACGAGTTCATGGCGTAAAAGGAATACACAATGCACACAAGAAAGCAGCTGAAATGTGTAGCACTAAAATGTTTTGGATCGTAGATGGCGATGCAGATCTTGTAGATGATTTTGACTTTTTATACTATCCTAATGAGCAAGAGCTAGAAACCGTGCATGTTTGGCGCAGTATTAATCCTATAAATGATTTGCAATACGGCTACGGTGGTGTGAAACTATTTCCGCGAAAACTTACAGTAGATATGCGAATGGATAGTGCTGACATGACTACAAGTATAAGCAAGCATTTTAAGGCAATGGATGTAGTTAGTAACATCACAGCGTTTAACACAGGACCCTTTGAAACTTGGAAAAGTGCATTTCGTGAGTGTGCAAAACTAAGTGCAAAAATTATTGATAGACAAAAGTCGGAGGAAACAGATGAAAGACTCAAAGTTTGGACTACTGTTGGGAAAGATAGAACGTTTGGTGAATATGCGTTGGCCGGGGCTAGTGCTGGTATGGAGTTTGGTCTTTCTGACAGCGTGGATCTACAATTAATAAATGATTTTGATTGGTTAAAGGAACAGTTTAATGACCAATACAATTAATTTGTTAAATGGTATAGAAGCGTTATATCCTGAAAATAATGCAGTTGCACAAATTAAACGCACGTTACAAAAATTCCCCGAAACAGAGGATACGCTTGTAGATGCATACAGTCTCGGACAAATAAAAAGCAAATTGTGGTTAATAGAAAATTTACCAAATGAGCTAGGTACTGTCTTTATATGCGGCGGATGGTATGGTACTCTAGCTAGTCTAATGTTTGAACGCTGTAGAGAAAAGTTTGACACAATACGTAGCTTTGATCTAGATCCTAGTTGTGCGCCTGTTGCTGATAATATAAACAAACCGCATGTAATGGACGGTTGGCAATTCAAAGCAAGCACAATGGATATACATGATATGGAGTATCCTTGTTTTTATACAACCTTTCGTGCTGATGGAACTAGTGTATCTATTACAGAAATGCCTGACACGATTATAAACACTAGTTGCGAACATATCGAAAACTTCAGTGAATGGTTTGATAAAATACCAAAAGGGAAACTTATATGCTTACAGAGCAATGATTATGTTGCTCTAGAAGAACATGTGAATTGTGTAAAGGATAATTTACATTTTGCAGAAATAGCACCATTGAGTAAAGTATTATTTACAGGATCACTTAGTCTTACAAAGTATAATCGCTATATGCGTATTGGTTATAAGTAACCCTTAAATTCTGGAAAATGCGTATATACATCAGTGTTACGTATATTATCAGTCATTGTAAGGAAACGCAACCCGTGTAAAAATTGATCGTTATCACTTTGCTTTGTTTGTAATATATCTAAGGCTGTATTAAATTTTGCTATTTCTAGATTGAATACTTCGTGTTTTTTAAGTTTTTCAATATACTGTTGTTTAATACTATCAGGTAGATTGCTTGCACGTAAATGTACAGGTTCTGTCACTACAGCATCCCAAGCAATATGTGTATCTTGCACACCTAGTCCTTTTAGGTAATCATAGATATCATCTAAATATCCTATATTCAACATACTTGTTGCTACAGTAAATGCAACTACCGCATCACTTGCTAAAGCACGTTTAACATTTTTATCAAATGTTTTCCAACTAAGGCCACTACGCACATAGCTACCTCTTTCATATACACCGTCTATGCTAAACAACAATCTTAATGTTTTAAATTTATGTGCAGCATCTAAAACTTTTTGTGGTAATAATGTGCCGTTAGTAATTATAAGTAATTTTAGATTTTTTACGTTATCATTATTAATTATTGTTTCCCAAATTTCGTCAAAATTAGGATTTATAAATGCTTCGCCTCCTACCATATTAAAGTCACTGATGTTTGATATAATTTTATCAAAGTCTCTCATATAACTTTCTTTGCTGTTTTCGTCATATGGCAATAGTTCTGCCTTAGGCATATCACCGTGTCCAGCTATGTCGTGTTTTTTCCATTCAGCTGCAATTTTACTACTTGCACTAGGTCCGCACATTAGACATTTAAGATTGCATAAGTTGCCTAGTATTTTAAAATTCACATATTGTAGATCATCTAATGTTGCTACGTAATTGGGATCTTCGTATTTCTTTACAACAGCCTGTACTTCCGGCTTTATTAAATATTGGTCGTTTTGTTTAACACGTCTTGACTTTACACCTTCAGCATCATTCTTTACACACTGCCTGCACAACATTTTACTATGCGCACTAAGTTTGCCATCTAACATTTCTCTACGTAACTTTTGCATTTCTGGACCTGTAAAATATTCAATAGGACTAGTGTCTTTAATATTATTACCTGTTTCTTTGTTACGTTCTACTGTTCCGATACAGCAAGGACGATAATATCCATCAGCTGTGTGACTAAAGTTGATAAACGGATCTATACACCAAGGTTGTTTTGTTTCTACACCATCTACAAATTGTTTTAGGTACGGAAATACAATGCTATAATCTAAATTCCTACGTTTGTCGTATTCTTTAATAAACTTTTTAAAGTCATCTTGATTTGTTTCTTCGTCTTCCATTGTTGTAAGACTGAAGTTTGCTGTTCGTTGTATTTTATCTATTTCGTCTTGTGACAGCAATTTTGTATTCTTTTGAATAAAGTTTCCTATACTTACACTGCTATCTCTGCGTAAATGATATGGCAATACTCTTATATCTAAATACTTCGGATACAATACATCATTACTGCTTATATAGATCCTGTTTGCACCATATCTTATTTTTAAACTAGCCAATAGCTCTAATGCATCTGTCATTTCACAATAACTAAGGGCATTGTTTGTAAGATTTACAGCTACACGCACTTTTGGATTTTGTAATACTGTATGTACATTCTTAAGCCATTTTTTATATTCTAATCCGTATCTACTGTACTCGGCTTGTGCGCCTAGTGATTCTATGCTCGTGCTTATAATAATTTCTTCAACAGGTAATTTAGCAAGTTTCATTCTAAAGCCGTTGAATACGCCATCCGGCACACACAAATTAGTATTAATATTAATAGTTAGATCAAGATCGTCCTGTATAATCTTATCAAGAACTTTGAAAGTATGCTTTGATAATAGTGGCTCTCCACCAGTAATTGTTAGACGTTGCAGATGTTTTCCTAGTCCTAAGTCCCACCATTTCCAAAAAGCTTCTATGTAAGGATTATCTTCTCTGTTAAGTATCATTTCTGACTTAACAGTTTCAACAGATTTCTTTTTGTATGATGTAGGATAATCGCCGTACTGTTCCATTTCTTGCATCCACATACTACTGTTAGCAGGACCACAATAGCTGCACTTAAAGTTACATGTGTTATCAAATGCTACATCTAATATTGTAGGAAATGAGGATAAATCTGAGGCTGTATCTGTTGCAATGATATCGTGACGTTCTACAAAGTTTTTGCTCTTTATAAGACGATCACTAACAAGACCTTGATCTTCTTTCTGCCAGCAGTATGCACATTCAGAAGGACGTTCTCCGTCTAGCATTTGCTGTCTAAACTCTAGCACTTCGTCTGTGTTTGTAAGCGCACTAGGATCGTCTTTTAGTTTGTCCAAGTTTATATTACGTGCTGTGCAATGATGACAACTATAAGCTGTTCCGTTATACAGTCTTAGATTTGTTCTATGCCATTTTGCAATGCAAAAACTAGGACTTATTCCATTTAGTACGTCTTGAATTTCAGGAAGTGTTTTCATCGTAATATTTACAAATAAATATCAATATGATAACCAATAGTGACAAGCAAAAATACAAGATAGATTACCTACAAAGATCTAAGGACGGCAAGATACCTCGTCCTAGTATGATAGATCTTATATGCGAAACACAACTAGATGCTATTGGTGATTTCGTCCCCTTAGACGTTAAAATCAATCTAAGTCAGTTCAAACAAGAAATTGCAAAGTACGATGGTAAATGGCAGCCGTACTTGCCTCGAGAAGGTGAGCTTAATGATAGGCAAGGACTAAACTTCGTAGGATTAGAAGGCGATACACCGTATGATAGTATAAGTTTGCCTGAAGTAATGAAGCGCACAGGTAAAACAAGTATGAAAGAAACTGACTTTACTGTGCCTACACAGTTATATCACGATTTACCTAGCTTACATCCACTTGTAAATCATTTTCCTGAACTAGGTAGATGCACACTTGTAAAAGTCAATAAGGGTGGTTGGTTTCCTATGCACAGGGATAGTCTAATGATAGGCCGTCATGCATTTAGGATTGTAGCCTTCCTTACAAATACAGGACATGAATGTTACGAATGGGAACATGATTACACAAGGCGCAGTATAGAAGAAGGTAGATGTTATTATGTTGATACTCGTAAAGCACATAGGACACACAGCTATGTAAATGATAGTATTCATCTTGTAATGAATATTCCTAAAACATGGGACAATGTCTTAAGGGTATGTAACATACTTAGACATAAAGAAGCATGAGAAGAACAGTTGATAAGATTGATAAATTAAAACAACGTATGTCTCCTAGTTATACACTAGAAGGGTTTTTCTCTACAGAAGAAATACAAGTATTATACGATTACTATACAAAGTCAAACAAATTAGCAAAATCTACAGGACCTGTTACAGTAAATTTTGATATCGAAGATCCTATACTTGCGCCATACTTTGATAAAATTGACGAGGCTATAGGACCATTAGAGTTTTTATCGGGTATATTCTTTTACACCGAAAAGCCTTATTATATACACAATGACGATACGTTTGAACTAGAGGATACTTATAAAGCAATTACTATACCTATTGCAACCTGGCCTGAAAACAAAGAAACAAATTTAGTAATTTTTAATCAAAGTTATTTCGATGGCCCTAGTAAATTTTTCAAAGATGGTCCTGAACAGCATGTATATTACAATCAAGCAGTTTATGACTATACAAATGTGCATGACACTATTGAAGAAAGTTTTCCTAGTGTTATACATAAAAGAGTATTCCCTCATTTAGATCCTAAATGGCTAGAAGGGCTAAGTGTTGAAAATATGCATGTTTGGCGCCCACAAGACATTATTGTATTTGATAGTTTAAAATTACATGCAAGTGCTGACTTTAGATTACGTGCAATTGAAGGCAAACTAGGACTTAGTATTTTTACTAAAAGGCAGTGTGATGTTTAAAGAATTAGATGCGACATATGATATTAACGCACTGCTTGACATTGCAGAAACTTTACAATTTACAAATGGTTATGAAAAGCTAGGTCGGGCAATACCACAGGAAATAAGTATGTTTGATTTAGAACATCCTGTTGTACAAGATATCACAAAACAATTTCCAGGTGTGCCTTTTTTTGCTTGTACTTTTATAAAAACAAAGCCTAATACAATAGTTGCTCCTCATACTGATAGTAGCGGAGTTGGACATGTGCGTACTGTAAATTTTTTATTTCCTTTGGCAAATTATACAAGTCCTATAACTATAGAAGATAAAAGTTTTGATATAAATGGACCAGTAGCATTTAGATGTGATCTTATGCACAGTTATACTAATAGTACAGATGATTACAGAATTGCATTTATCTTACAATGCAGACAGCCTTGGACTTTTGAAAGACTAGAACTAACGAGGAAAATATAGTGTTCAGTCGGATAGACAAAACATGGATACGTCCTTGGAATAAATTATCTCTCAAAGAAGGCAACAAATCTCCTCTTGGGAATTATGGACTACAATATTTTGAAATAGATGAAAAATCTAAAAGATTTTATCTAAATTGCCTTCCTGATGTCTTGCAAGATAAGTGTTTGTATGTTACACTTGTTTATATGAAAGGTCCTGCAACAGTACATGCTCATAGAGACACAGAATGCAAGAGTGCTATAAACTGGTACATGACAGCCGGTGATGCAACAACAAGAATATATGCTGATGAAGATGCAAAAACTATAGATGAATATATGGGTTTTACAATAGAAAACGCATTTGATCGTGAAAGTTTATATTTGGTTGATTCATTTGTTGCAAAAGATAACGAAGTATGGATCTTAAATACCCAAACAATACATGATGTAGAGCAAAATAATAATCTAGAAAGAAAGTTCATACAATGGGGGTTTGACATAGACTACGAGGATCTTTTATGCAACTTCGTTTAGGATTTTATGGACATAGTACGTGTGCTTATAGAGGTAAAGATAGTTTTATAGATATAGTTGCAAACGAAATAAATGCAAAAATAGTATCTACTGGAGTGCGCATGGGCTCTGAAGAGCGTGCATTGCTAAGCCTTAAAAAAACAAAGCCTGACATTGCTATTGTTTTTCATAGTCAGAGTAGGCTAATATATGCACCCAACAGAGATTATGATTTCGATGCAAGTTCTACTAGAGGATTACAAGATAGTGAAATCCCTTTACACACTATGTATGTTGAACAAATGAGAGATATAGAACTTGAGCGAGCGAGATTATATGGTGCTGCATTACAAATAGACAAATTTTGTAAAGACACAAATACATTTGTAATAAATTGTATTGATCCAAGCCATCCATTTCCTGATTGGTTAAAAGTATCTAATGCAGATAAAATTCCAATGACTATTGCTAGATTTAATCAATGTGATTTTGCAGAAGGACCAAATGGTGTTACAGCCAAAGGTAATAAACTCATTGCCGAACATCTGTTAAATAGAATTGCGGCTCGTGACGGAGTGGTCAAACGTGTCTGATCGTAACTCAGATGGTAGCATTAGCACCTACGGTGGTTCGAATCCCCCGGCCGCACCAACTAAACAAGATTTAGATACACTGTTTAAAAAATGGTTAATAGCAGAACACAATAATACACTTATAGAAGATAGAGCCTGGCTTCATTTGCCAGATGATAAACATCTAGTAAGTAGATTAGTATTTGAAGTAGATTGGCACAAAGCGCCAAAAATATGGGGATTGTTTATAGTTCCTATAAAAGGTAGCACTACTATACAATACGAAACACAAAAAATATTAATTGATAAGCCAATGACACTACAAACAAATGTTCTGCACAAATGGGTACCTAACACTAGAGACAACATATTCTGGGCGTATAAAATAATATGAATATACATAATTTTACAGTAGATACTTTTGATTTTCATCATTTACCTACAGAGATCCTTAAAAAAGTAGAAAAACTTTCTAGCATTGCATATGATTTAAAAGAACCTGCTTCAGAAAACTATGATATCATAGACTGGCGAAACAAAAAACACACGCTAATGCATACATTATGTGTAGCAAAGCGTTATGATCTATTTTCAGTTGTATCTAACAGTAAAGGCAATCCTATTGCAATGAGTGGTAGCTACATATACGAAGGTGTTCCTATTATTGGTGTAAGGACATTTACCCATCCTGATTATAGAGGCGGCGGATATTGGTGTCAAGCTCGCTATATTTTTCCTGAACATATAGAATATTACAAAGAATTAGGCTACGACAAGGTGTGGTTTACTTTTAATGAGTACAATCATCGTCTTGTTAATTTCTTACGTAGGATAAGTGAGGGGAAGGCAAGTACGTTTGGCGGCCCTAGACAAATATATCAAAACCTAACTTGGTACGATGAGCCTAAAGTGATACAATATACTAAACAAACGGTTGCTGAACTTAAATTATAAGTAGGGTCCTTCGTATTTGTCTAGTGCAGATTCTATTATATCTCTATTCCTATAATAATCCATATAGGTCATAAGAGTAATCCTATATTCTTCCGATGGATTAAAAACATTATGAGGGTGAAAGCAATTAAACAAATATGCTCTTCCAGGAGTATAAGTCATGTCATATGTTTTTGCATCATGTCCTCTAGCAATTTTTGAATAATCTTTGATATGCACAACGCTATACTTAAATCCCTTTGGAACTACTATTGGTATTTGTACTACTAGTCTCTGTTTGTCCTGATTGTTATGTATTACATGACTGTGCCATGTTAAACTTCCTTTAGGCGCAATACGCATTACTCTGCTTCTATCTTCTGTACAGTTAAGTGTCTCTAATACCTCCATCAAATATGGACATTTGTCTGCTAATGGTGTCCTTTTAAAAGTGCTCTCACCTACTACAAATCCTATACTGCTTCCTTCAGTCATACCATGATCAACAGTTCCGTCCATGCTAGTTAGACCTGCACCACTCCATACTTTAGCATATTTTTCTTGCGCACTATGATAGATAGTCTGATAGGCATAGTATTCGTCAATTTGCTCTACATCAGCAAGCATTCTTTCAACGTCAAATTGAAAACCTAAATCAAGATGTGGTATTTGTAGGACTTTGTCTAGCATGAAAATATTTAGCTGCGCATGTACTAAGATAAATATTTTCATGAAAGACGTTTTTAGAGCAAATACTACATATTTTCCTTACATACAAGCAGTAGCAACAATTCTTATTGTGTATATGTTATTCAACGCACCTAGTTTATCTTGGTGGGCTTTAAGTATAGGTGTGTATTTCCTTACAGGATGCTTAGGTATTACTATTACATTCCACAGATATCTTACTCATAGGTCTTTCGAATTTAGATATAAGTGGATGGAATACTTGTTTAGCTTTTTTGGAGCAATAGGAGGTACAGGTAGTAGTATAGGATGGGTAGCAATACATAATGATCATCATAAAAACGCAGACAAGGATGGAGATCCTCACAGTCCTCATCTTGGTCTTTGGAATGTGCTTATTCCTAAATACGAATTTGAAATGAACAAATGGTCTGTAAGGAGACTCATTACAGACAAGTTTCATCTAGTCCTGCATAATTATTACTATGCTATACTCCTTGCATGGCTTGTGCTATTATATGCACTAGGAGGTGCAAATGTTTTAGTGTTTGCAGGCATTATTCCTATGGGCATTCAAATTTGGATTAGTGTGTTAAGCAACTACATTAACCATATGTGGGGTTATAGAAATTATGAAACTAAAGAAGACAGTCGCAACACTTGGTGGCTGGCTTTAGTTACTTGGGGCGAAGGGTGGCACAATAATCATCATGCTAAACCAGGCAGATGGAACTTTCAGCATAAGTGGTGGGAATTAGATCCTAGCGCATGGATAATTAAACTAGTCAAATCATAATGAGTCAAATTTTAATTTTTACTGGAATCGAATATAACGATTCATATCATAGGCCTGCTGGCGCATATAGGATCAGAACAGCTCTAGAAACAGCAGGTTATAGTTGTACAGTTGTAGATTTTTGGTATCATCTAACACAAGACCATATAGAAAAAATATTTGAAAAGTATGTAGGACCTGAAACATTATGGGTAGGATTTAGTACAACATTTTTTGGCGGTACTGAGATACTTCAAAAAGGTGATTATGAATTTTGGGAAGACCTTAAAGCAAGGTATAATACTAAATTTGTAATCGGCGGCCCTAAGACAGGACACTTTGCGCCTAGTTTTTTTGACATAGAGATTTCAGGATATGCAGATGACGCTGTTGTTGCACTAAGCGATCATCTATATAAAGGCACAGAAGTAAAACATTTTATATCAAAAAACGGCGGCATTACTATTCCTAGTAATATCATGTATGATAAGAAAGATCTTTCTAACATTCCAATAAGATGGAAAGAGTCTGATGGTTTAACTGCAAGCGATGCTTTGCCTTTTGAAGTTGCTAGAGGATGTATTTTTCAATGTGCGTTTTGTAATTTCCCCCATAACGGAAAAAAGAAATTTGACTATATAAGAGCTAAAGAGGATATGAAAGAAGAGTTCATAAGAAATTATGAACAATTTGGAACACAACAGTATTTGTTTTTAGATGATACATTTAATGATAGTATGTATAAACTAGAACTTATGCATGATATAACTACATCACTACCATTTAAAATAAACTTTGATACTTACATAAAGCCAGAACTCTTAGTAAGATGGCCTGATCAAATTCCCTTGCTTATAGAAGCAGGACTTAGGGGAACTAGTATTGGTATAGAATCATACAATAGGCAAACAAGAAAAGCAATTAACAAAGGTCATGATGTTGAAACGGTATTAGAATCTATAACTGAACTTAAAAATAAGAGTAACGGACAAGTTAAAAATAGTATTAACATAATTATAGGTTTGCCGCATGAAACTATAGATATGGTTTTAGAAACTAGAGAGAAGATTATTGCTGATCCTGCTATTGATAATTGGAATTATCATCCTCTAGCAATCCATAATGACGAACATCAAATTTATCTTTCACCCATTGACAAGGACCCTGAAAAATACGGATACACTATTGTAGGAAAAAAGCGGAATAGAGTTAGATTACTTTGGAAAAATGAATACATGAACAGTAATCAAGCATTCAGGTTAGGTACAAAATTAAATATAGATGATACAGTTCATCAAAAAATTGCAGGATGGAATTGTGGAAGCACTAGTTCAATGGGTGTAGATATAGCAGAACATTATGCCAACCACGGCGGATATACACATAAATTGCCGTGGGATCAGATGAAAAAAGTAAAAGCAAAAAGGATACACGATTATATATCTAATGTAATCAAATAATCTTTATATTTTTTGACACTTCTGTCAATAATTATTTTATGTTTGTCTAAATCAATTTTACCTTTTATAGTCATTATAATTTTACGTACTCCTTCAGGAGGAATTTCTCCAGCATGGAATCCGTCATAATTGTTTAGCCCAAACCATCTTGTTTTATCTAATGGATGGTGTATGTAATGTTTTTCTGATTGTAACTCTTGTTTTGTACGTCCTTTTTTCATATACATTAAAGGTTGATCATAAAATATAAATGCCTTATATGTGTCAGGCATCCCTGTTTCTGGACCACGACTTGTCCAGTCTTGATGTTCTTGGCAAGGAATCTTTTGTTCTAGAAAGTTTATGTATGTTAATTTTTTAAATGGTGCTTGGTCTATAATGTCTTTAAAGTCTGGAGCAATAGATAAGAATTCATCACACCATCCTAATTCTTCCTTATAAGCAAAACTAAGCAACCAAGGTGACCTAAATTCATTTTTATCATACCCTATATTGTCTAATGCTCTGCGCTTTTTATTAGTATGCCATTCTAAAAATTTTTCAATGTCTAATTGAAAGTCTGGTAAATCTATAGGAGAATATAATACTTTCATTCGTGCCACCATATTTGTTTGTCTTGATATTTTATAGTGCTGTTTTCAAACAATTGATAAAGTTTTTCTTTATCATAATCACCTATAATTGTGCATACTATCCTACTGCCTGTAGCTAGATTATTTGTATCTACACCGTGCCATGCTCTATGACTGTTAAGCATCCATGCACATTCTTTTTTTGGAAACTTTGCATATATTTTTTCATCTCTACAAAAATCTAAATGATTCTTCTGTTCAGTTAAAGGATTACCTTCATCATCTTCCATAGTTGCAATCCTGTGATTGAGAGGCTCTTTAGTCCTTGAAAAATATAGTGCATCGTCTATCTTATTTTTTAGATAGAATCTCATGCCCCACATGCTGTCAGGATCACTATGTGGTTCTACTTTTTTACCTCCTTTTTGATTAAGGAAGCTAATGCTTTTAACTGTTTTGAAAGGAAATAGGTTAATGTATTCTACAAGTTGCGGAAAAGTTTTATCAAAGTCACTGATCCAAGGGTCGGCATTTTTATATGTATTCCACCATATAGCCCAACTTACATGCCAAGAGTATCCACCGTATATTGCATTACTATTCACCATATTAGGATTATGCTCTAACATAAACTGTTTTTGTTTTGTATGCCAGGCTAGGAAATCATCCATATCTACACTAGGTGGATCTGGCAAATCTAAAGGTGAAAAAACAAGGTCACGCCAATCTGTCATTTGTGTCCAAATACCCTTATCTGTATTCTAGGTGAAAATATTTCCGTTGTTCTATGCTGTAGTGCATCGTTGAAAAACCAACTTTTATGTTTAGACTCATCTACTGTATGCACTTCTTTGCCTTCTATGTATTCCAAATGTCCTCCGCCATCAGATACATTAAGTGTAATGCTTGTTCCACCGTTTCTAAAATATTTTAGATTGTCTCTGTATGCACTATCTACATGCACTATACCTTTGCTAGGAGGATTTTGTCCTACAAGTCTGACACAACTTACATATGACAAGCCTAATCTATCTACAGTTTGTATTATGCTATCAGGAGTATTTTCTTTCCACTGCCAGGCTTGATCATACACATGCCACACTGGACGTCTGCCTTCTGGTGTATCTACAAAACTGCTGTTGTATGTTTCTTCTATACCTGGTATGTGTGTAAAGTTATATGTGACAAAGGTATTATAGTCTTTCTCTTGTAGCTCGCCATCTTCGTTATAATGCACAACATCTTCATAATCATCAAACACGCCGTCTTTGTCATACTTGCTACGGCCTTCAGTGTAAATAACTGTAGCAAGTTTGCTTCGGTTAAAAATACCAAAGTCTAATAAGTCGTTGTAAAGAACTTGTTGATCAAAATCAAAATCTATAGGTTCAAAGTTATGCATTTATCACATCTCAATTATATTACATTCGAAGGCCACGGTGCTGACTGGAACGTAAAGTTAAAGCCCACATGCAAAAGTTTTGGAACTTGGAAAGACGAATCTATTCGTGCAGCCCAAATTATACAAGAACAAGCAAAAGGACCCATTACACTTCTATTTAGTGGAGGTATTGATAGTCAATTTATGATCCGAACTTTCCAAGAAGCTGGTGTAGATTTTAATATTGGTATCATAGAATATGCTGATCATCTCAACAAACATGACATAAAATATGCTTTGCAGTATTGCGTCCTAAACAAGATAGATCCTATTATTAAGACTGTTGATGTTGGACAGCTCATAGATAGCGGAGAATACGAACATATCGCAAGAGAAGCAAAATGTTATGCACATCAAATGATTCCTGTAATGAAAGGGCTGACATTATTTGATGATACAGTGATAATGGCAAACGGCGAACCCTACTTTAAAAACTACTATGGCGAATGGCGTTGGCAAGAAACAGAGCGTGTAAATTCTTACAACAATTGGTATAGACTGAATGACATAGACGGCACACCTGATTTTCTTAGATATACAAGCGAAATGGTAAAAGCATTTACGCATGATCCTATAGTGCAGAAACTAATTAATAATCAAATGCCAGGAAAACTAAGCACTCGTACTAGTAAGCATCGTATCTATAATGTAAATCATAGGGAAAAATACACAGGTTGGGAAAGTGTTACAGATGCTTTAAATGAAAAAGCTCTTGACATAATGCAAGAGCTCAGTGTGTTTAATGGTACTTATGAACTAACTGTAGAAGAACTTATGAAGCGCCTGTAAAGTTCGTTTCGTTGTTCGCAGCAGCATAGGTGCTGAACTGATCAAATGTCATATCTTCTTCTGTCCAACCATATGTAGCATTCATAATATTCAAACCTGCTTCAAGTTTTGGCTTGATGTTTGTGTTAAAGGAAGCCAAAGCGTCTGCACTGTCTAGTATAAATGTAAAAATTACGCCATCGTTAGTAGATGTTAGATCCGATGTACGCATCCAAATGTCGCCGTTTTGTGTTGCTGTCTGGATTGCTGTATCCAAAGCGGCTGTATCTGTGTTAGCAGCTCTGTTATACATTTCGTCGAGCAGAGCAACGTCTGTGTCAAATGTTCCAAGTCCTGGATTGATTGTAATACTTACTTTCTTCATATTGGGCCTCCACAATTATTTATCCTTATAAATATTTTCATGCAAAATTACGAAAGTCAAGGGTGGATACACCTGCACAATGTTTTTGATCCAGTTGCACTTAAAGAAAAATCTCAGCAAATATTACAACACAAAAACAAAGATTATTTCCTATATGAGCAAACAGGTGATGTGCGTAGCGTGTTTAGTCCGTTTTGGCTTGACGACACACTGTCCGAATACATAGAAAATCCTAAAGTGCTTGACACTGTAAAAAGCATATTAGGCAACAATGTCTATATGCACCAAAACCATTTCAACTACAAGAAAGCAAAAGTAGGCGGTGAATACGCTTGGCACAGTGATTACACTTTTTGGTGTGCAGATGACGGAATGCTCAAGCCTGATGCTATAAGTTGTCTTTTTCTTGTTGATGACATGGAAATAGATAACGGACCTTTAGAAGTATTAAGTGGAAGTCACGTAGAATACATAACAAAACAACCTAGCAAAACCTATCAAATAAAGCACGATAACAAAGAAACTAACGGTATGATTACACAAGAGATGGTGTCTAAAACGCAATATAAGCGTCATACAGTGCTTGGCAAAGCAGGTGATGTGTTCTGTATGCACAGTAATTTATGGCACAAAAGCAGTGCAAATACTAGCGACAAAGATAGATGTATATTTTTTGTATGCTATAATAGTTTAGATAATAAAGTAACAAAGCCATCAAGGCCTGAGTTTATAGTTAATAGAGACTTTGTACCTATCTAAATGCACCGTCTCTAAACATTTCAACCTTTAAATTTTTGTAATCATTAAGATTGAATACACTTCTTATCACTTGCCAATTTTTAGATTCAAAAAACTCTAAACTGTATCTGTGTATATCATGTTCTACAAATTCGCTATAACTTTGTCTATCTTTGAATATGCTGGTAACTTCTAACACTCTGCCTGATTCACTAAGCATAAACAATCTATCTAACATTTTACGTTGTGCAATAAATTCTCTACTGAGTTGGCGTAGTCCTGTTCCTGTCTTACCTTCTGGAAGTGTCATTCCAGCATAGTAAAAATCATCAATAGTTTCGTTCTGCTTATTATCTATTATTGTTAATCTATATGCAATCATTGTGGAGACTTTCTAAAACATCTTGTGGTAAGCCTGCTACAGCCTTACTATTTAATAAAGGATCTACAAATTTTTCTTTGATTTCTTGTATATTTTTTATGTAATCACTAGGTTTGTGTTGAGGATCATCATACCCTGATTGGAATATAATACGCTTACCAAAGTATTCTGTAAGTTCGCTATCGCCTATGTGGCCGCTTTTGGCAGTGAAGTCCTCGAAATATAATGTAACAATATGATTAGGATGCTGTTCAATTTGACTGCGATACATGTATGTTTTTAGGACTGCATCTATTGTTTGTTTTATTATCTTAGACATCACTGATTCGGTGTCTATTTGTATAGCTTCATGTATCAAACTACTTTTACCAAATTCACTTTTTGAAAATGCCATCCAATAGCTGGCAAAAATTTTCCATACATTTCTACGCAAAATTAAGAAATGGTCTAGTTCATTTTGTTCTAACATCTTTTCAAAATTATAATGAAAACTAAAAAATGTTTTGAATCCAACAGCATCAAAATTATTATCTATGCCAAATTTTACAATTCTTTTGATACTTTCAGCTTCGTCAAAAGCACTAATACCTATCCTATTGCTTGAAACAATCCTATTTTGCGGAATAAAAGGTTCATAGTTATGAAATCTAGGTAAAAGTATGTTTGATTCTTTTTCTAATGTCCTACAAAAAAAGGTTGTGCCACTCCTTGGAGTTCCTGTAACTACAAACTTTTTCATACTAATTGTTCCTTTATACTATTCCAATCTGTATTGCATTGTTCAATACTTTTGCCTTTGCACACAGCATATCCTTTTATTCCTACTTGTAGATCAAATCTGTCCATATACACTTTTTCTTCTGGTGCAACAAATTCTAAGCAACTATCAGGAAGCAAAGGTTGTTTGTGATTGTATAAACCTTTGTTGATCGGAAAGTGTCTATACACAATACTGTCATTCTGTAATTCTAATGGTTTGTAGATACCTTGCAATGCATCTACTACAAAATGGCTATATGGTACATCACTTAAACTATTTACAATCTTAGATACGCTTACGCTTAAACGTGGGCTAAAGTCTATAATGTATGCATCATCTGATACAATAAAATCAGCCATCCAAATATTGTTTTTTAGTTCTAAGCTATCAACTGCTTGTTTGCAATAATCTTTAATTTTATCTTGTATATCTACACGACTAGGGTATGTAAAACCTATCTCTGCTCTGTAAGGCAATTCACTAGACTCTATGTCATAAATGCAATCTACTATAGTTTCTCCATTCACAACCCGCCCTGCTACACTTACCAATGTGCCTTCTATGTATTCTTGAAAGGTGTAGCCTTGTCCTAGATCTATATGTTGTATATCGTCTGTAATAAAGTTTTTTAGATCATCGTAATCTTTGATATATTTTACCCCTAAGCCACCTGTACCGTTGTCTGGTTTTGCTATACAAGGGTATTTTATTGATGGCCAGTATCGTGTTGTACTAGGAACAGGAATGCCTGCTTCTCTAAAATGTGCAATATAATTGTACTTGCTATAAAGAATATCTGTTTGCACTCGCGATAAATTGCATATTTCCCAAATATAAGGCAAAAGCATATCATTGTACAAAGGAAAGAATATGTCAATGTTATTTTCACTGTAGTACTTTTTTATTTCTGTGCCATAATCTAGTCTATGAGGAATGCCTTTTATAATCTTATGCGTAACAAAATTATTTGAATAGTCTGTCCTAGGTTGTAAGATATTTTGATCGCTACTAATACTAAACAAACTATAGTCTTTGAGTTCGTCAAACAGATGCTGGCTATTGTAGCTTTGATGATTAATCAGTATCTTGTGCATATGTTATTTTATTATACCAGTCTTTAGGATAGTATTCTGGATCTTTTATATATACACCTATATGCATATCAACAGGATACACTCTATCTTCTAACATTTTATTAAATGCAAAATAGCTTGATTTTTTGTTTGCAGGAATAATACCTAGTTCTAGGTACATATAACCTTCGCTTAACATTCCATCTTTGTAAAATGCATCTTTTGAACGCATAAGTGCCTTAGCTTGTCGTAAATCTCGCACAGCCCATATTGCAAAAATGTTATGTTCTTCATTAAAATCTTTAATTGTTACTGTAAGTCTATTAAAGCACTGTCTAGCTACATCTGTTGGCAAGCCATATTTTACAACTAAAGTGTCTAGCGTACTCCAAGGCCAAACTGGCCAATGATTAATTGCACAAGTAGCTACAAGTTCTCCATTATCAAATGCACCAAAGCATTGTCTATAACTTGCGTTGAAATTAATATTATCTATTAGCCAAGGTCTAGGTTTCCTGCGCTCACTATTTTTTTGTTCTTCTGCGTTAATAAAATTGATAAATTCTTCTTTATCTTTATCTTCTAATTTACGCACTGTTACCAAAGTAACTCTCCGTTATTATATAGATCTAAGATATCTTCATATCTGTGTTCTTGCTTAAACGTTAAACTTAAAACAATCCTATTTTGTTCTGTTTCGTTTATTACATTGTGTATTTTTGATACATTTATAAGTGTAGGGTAAGTATATGACACTTTGTAGTCAATAGTAGCATCAGGATAACCACCACCACTCTTTTGTATCATTTTACCATTTTCTTCATAAATGTTTGGAAATTCCTGTTGCCCTTTGTTAAAAAAAGCAAGATATGAATTTTCAAAATCTCCTGATACAGGTATGTTAATAGCACAATATCTGTCTGCATCTATATGTGGCATTACACAATTATGCGGCGGAACATACATAACTTCTGCCCAATCAAATAGCTGTCTTGCATTTTTAAATTTTTTGTATATAAGCAACAGATCGGGATATTGACTTGTATATACTGCCTTATTGTAGATCTTCATCTTAGGCAAACCGTAACTTCCAAATTCAAATTTTGAAATATCCTCAAATGAAGATGTATCTAAGTCATTTAGTTCATATAGTATTTGGTGCATATTTAATACTTTCTAGTTTTGTATTGTACTTATTGACGAAAACTACTTTTGCACCAGTAAATTGGTCTTTCATTTCGTATGCTATAACAACACACTTATCTCCAATTTCACCTAGTCTTGCACCACCACCGTTTAATTCAAATGATTTTGCAGGTCCTGGCACAGCATAGGTTGTCCATCTATCACCTGTATTAAGATTTACAACATCAACTTTTTGGTAGGGTTCAATACCTGATTCTCTCAGTAAGTTTGAACAGATAGTTACACTGCCATGATAGTCTATGCTTTTTGCTGTTACTGTAATGTCGTGAAGTTTAGCTTGTATATATTCTTTCATAGTACTACTATACAACAAAATGCCTATGTTGTCAAGTCCTTATGCATATCTATATCTTTAGAATACAAAGAATTAAATTTATCTATATTGTTATCGCTCATGTAATCGAATATATCTATGCTTGTGTTGTCTATGTCGGTGGGCTGTTTATTCCTTACTATACCGTGAGGAATTTCTATATTTAAGTAATCGCTAAGCCATGTATAGATAGTGTCTTGTTCTTCTATATCAAATATTTTTGTATCTTTAGGTATGAAATCTACCTGTGGTCTAAAATGATTACGCATCCAACTTCTATTATTATCTAGCATTACACACAACTTACTAAACCATTGATCGAAATCTTCTAGGGTTTCTGTATGTTTTTTATGATACAAGTAACCTGATAGTAGGCGTTGTTTAGGTTCTCTTACTATTGTAAATTTTTGATATGAGTAGTAGTCCGGCCAGTGCTTTTCCGCCATTTCTACATGTAAATGAGTAAGAGGAATGCCATCTACGTGTCCTCGGACAGACACGCAGTCTTTTTCTAGTTTTTTTAGATTGTAGTATAAAGAAGATCCACTAGTTTTAGGTATGTGTATAAAAAATATTTGCCTAGTATTGAGATCTATTAATGGCATACATTAGTGCAGATCTACCCAAGCGCCACCAGCATATGCTTGAACTTTATCGGTGTCACTGTTGTAAATCATCATACCGTTTTCTGCACTAATACCGTCTCTTTCAGATGAAGCATAACTTTGTAATTTTGCCGCACCCTTGAATTCAGTAGTTTTAGTGCCATATTTAACAGTTAGTGCAGAGTCGCCACCGCCACTTGTATTAGCAACAAAAATTTCAACATCTGACGGAATATACAATGAAGCAGGCGTATCGTTTGCTACAGCTCTAATACCGCCAGCTACTCTATAGCCAACACCATTATATCCTGTAATAAGGAAAGTACCTAGTCCATCGCCATTTTGTACTGTTGTCGGTGATGCTTTTGTTCCACGTGATCTACCAATAGTAATCAAATGTTGATCTGCGCCATCGTATGAACCTAAAGCAGATATGTTATTATGTTCAGCAGTGTTAGAACGGATAACAAGCTCACCATCTATGTCATTCTGAGTACTACCTAACTGTGTTTTTCTGTTAAGGATAATTGTACCAAGCTCGTTAGCCATTGTAATAACCATGTTATTAGCGGCTTCATTAGTATGAGAGATTGATGCACCAGTTGAGTTAATTGCAATATCGCCAAACAAACCTCTACCAGTAGTTGAAACTGGTGCTGTAATAATATTGTTAATACCATCTACTAGAACAGTTGAATCTTCACCAAATACAGAACCGTTCATTACTCCGCTAAATGTACCGCTATGGTTACCAGTTGCATTACCAGTTAAGTTACCTGTTACGTTACCAGTCACATCACCTGTGACATTTGCTTCTACAGGACCAACAATTTTGCCACTAACACCATCAACAAGCAGAGTCGAATCATCAGCAAATATAGAACCTCTTAAATCAATTGATGTTGCAGAAACTTCGCCAGTAATGTTAATATTACCAGTACCAGTTATATTTTTATTATTGAGGTCTAAGTTTCCACCTAACTGAGGTGTTGTATCTTCGATTAGATCATTAAGTCCGGCTGTTGTATCAACTGCAACACCGCCTGCTGTTGTGCCGTCCCCTACATAGAGTTTCTTAGTATCTGTTGTAAAGATCGGTTCACCTGCTTTAGGTGTAATGCCTTGTCTATCTGCGTCGGTACCACGTCTTATCTGTAAAGCCATTTATATACTCCTGGATTCGTTCTGCTATGTATATTTATGCCTTTAGAGTTCATTTACCTTTCTTCATAAACACCCTAGTACGCTTTTGTATATCGCGTTTTAAGCGGTCTGTGTCTAATCGAAAGTCAATGTTTTCTATTGAATTTTCGTATTCGTCGAATAGTTCTTGTAGTACATCTTCAAGAACTCCATCATCGCCTAGCTTCTCTCTACTAGAATCCATGTCAATCTCCCAAATTTTTCCATCTTTGAAACTGACACGCACACTAGTAAGATATTCTAGGGGTATGACTTCTACGTCGATATCCCCGAATACTTCTGGCCACGTATGTTGAACACCTTTAGAAAGTTTATCCTTCTTCGGTGGCATCGGCAGTTGCTTTCTTACGCTTAGTCGGAACAAGCTCTTCTGCTTGCTCACGTAGGGCTTTTGCTTCTTTGAAAAGCCTATCCGCTTGACTGCGGTATGATGCTGCTAACTGCTCATCTGATAAGACACCATCTTCTGTAGCTTGTGTAGGAACAGGTGCTTCATTATTGTACATTGCTGTAGCATCTACTTGCTCAGGAGTCGCTTCTGGAACTGTATTACCATCAGGTCCTTTTAGTGCTAGATCTGCAACAGTTACGCCACGCTGTTCTGCAATATTACGGTTTAGTTCTGCAAGATTAATCGCAGTTGATGTGTTAGGAGTCATTTCAATCTCTGATTGATCAACACTAATCATCTTACCTTGTGTATGGAACACACTTAGCATTACTCTACCATCTGGTAATAATGCTCTGCCCATTGCCTCGCCTAATTCGTATGCTTCTTGACCACCTTGTGATTCAATTAATCGCATTAGTGAATCATGTTCTTCTGCCGCTAGTGTTTCTGTGCCTACAATTACACACTTGTCAGATGCACCTGGCACCACACGATACACTACAGCACATTTCTTTTTGGTCTTAATAACTCGACCAATATGCTTAAGAGCCATTTTGTTCTCCTTGTGCCTGCTGTTGTGCAGCGGCAACTGTACCTAAAAATACTTCTAATTTGTTATACACTTGTCCAATAGTCATCATTTCATTTGGACGGAATGCACCACGCGAACTTGCTACATCAATGATTTGCTTGATGTTGCTAAGGTCATTAACAGTAAGGTCCGCACCCTGATCCTGCTGTGCAGGCGCCTGTGGTTGTGCCGGTGCTTCTGTTACTTGTGCTTCCTGTACTTCAGTTTCAGCTTGCTTTGCCATATTTAATTCTCCTTATGTAATATATATGCGCACTTTATTTAATTGTACTTTAAAAGTGGACACGCTAAAGTGAAATAACTTAACTCTTTAGCATCTTCAAATCCAACCTTTAGTCTAGTATCTAAGCCATTTACTGTGCCTACAGCAAGTGTAGTGCCTAGATAGTACCTACCTTTCAAATGTGTTTTGATCCATTTGTCAAGGGTCTTTTCAAGGTTATACGTCTGAGGTATAACCATGTATTCAAAGTGTGGAGGAGGTACCTCCATCTTGCAAAAAATGAAAAAGTTTAATGCATTTGGTTTATTCTTAAGCATCGTAGTGTGCTGTTACTCCAAATGGTGCTTGTAGATTCTTGTCATAGT